TTATCGGGTAGGAGTGATTTTCTTACCCTTGCGCTCTCTGATGTAGGCCTCGGTCATGACGACCGTCGTATGTCCTAGCTGGTCCCTTGCCTGTAGGATATCACCACTCAGCTCAGCCTTGTCAGTGCCTGCCTTAGCTCGTAAATCTCTAAGTTGAAACGCTGCTTTATTGACGCCAGCCGATTCACGCGCTTCGTCAAATCGAGTCCGCAACATACTGGCTGTCATCGCCATTCCATCCTCAGTCACAATCAACTTTGTTGATCGCACTTTATGCCCGGTCTTCCTGGTCATGATTCGGTCAACCAATACAGCCAGCTGTCCGCTGATCTCAATACGCCGCTTAGCCTTCGTCTTTGACTGCGTTACCCATATATGACCCTCCCTGATATCTCGCTCATCCATCCTGAGCGTGTCGCCCACTCGCTGCCCGGTTAGGTAGGCGAGATCCATCGCATCTCTCAGGCCTGCATCGGCCGCATCGTGTACCGCCTTGTACACCGAATCTTCGATGTAAACATCCCGTCCCGTTTCCTTATTCCCCTTTACTCCTGAACATGGGTTTGCCAGCGCTGTATAGCCTGTCTCTCGTGCGTAGTTCCAGATCGCGGAGAGTAGGGCCTTTTCTCTGTTAGCTCGAACCTTGGCATCCTTTCGGAAGTTCAGGTACTGCCTGATGTGCTGAGGCTGAATCTCATCCAGTGGTGCCGGTGGATCTCCAAAGAACGAAAGCAGCTGCTTTAGCTCTCTGGCATTGTCTTTCTGCGTGGCCGGTGACTTGCTGGGGACGATTTCCTCAAAGTACCGGCTAGCCACATAGGGAAAGGTGATCACATCTCGCTTAATAGCATCTGCTGTCCTGTCCCGTTCAAGCTCGGCATATTTCATAATTGCCAAGCCATAGTCACTTCCTAGAGGTATCTCCTTACGTGGCTTTCCGCCTGCGTCGTAGTAGTAATAGATGGTGCCACTTGGTTTCTTTCTTTCTCTCAGCCGAGCAATAGAGCCCGGCTTGTTTGGCCTTCTTCCCATATTCAGCCTGCCTTTCTAGGCGTCCATTTCGGTCTTTCTTCGGGTGCTTGTACGCCACCAATGACTGCCGAGGCGCTAACGGCCGGCCAGCCATTGGCTTTGATCGTGTGCCGTATACCATTTTTCTTGAGATTCGTAATCTGACCCGCCTTGGTTTTTGCGCCGGTCAGCTCGCACACCTCAGCGTGAGTGAGAAATAAAACGCTCATAGATGCCTCCTGCAGGGCAGGTGTATAAATGAAGGGGAAGGGGGTTAAGCGACGTACTGAAGCTTTCCGCTCAATATTGCTTCTTTAATGGTGTTGTATTCCCAGCAGTAAGACTGGGCATCAACGTACACGCGCAGGCCTTTTGGATAATCATGCTTTTTACGCTTAATGAATGCCTCAGCAGCAGCCTTAGTGAAATGCGAGTTCACATACTCCCAATGATCATTACACCCAGTGACTGTGTGATCTTCGAGCTCTGCCAGAATCTCCCACTGATCATATTCGCTTAACTCAAGAAACTTACATTCGCCTTGTTCCATAGCGATACGGTCAAGGTTCTCTTGCATATCCTCTTCAGCGTCATTCCAATACTCCTGAGGACTAAACCACTCGCTTTCTTCCCAGAGGACAACACGAGTGCATCCGTAGTCTGGATCTATGCCGTAGGTAGTCCGCTTGGCTTCAACCTTAAAAATTGCATCGGCTGTGTAATGCTCTTTTACCCCGGCACCTACGCAGTCATGGCGAAGACGTTTAACGAAGTCGTTCCATGTTTCAGGTGTTAGCTGGCCATAAACTAGGCTTTCTTCAGACATGACTTCTCCTATCCCGCCTAATGGCAGGTGGCTATTAATTGAAAAGGGTAGGTAGAGGTGCTATCAGTACCGCTCCATCTATTAAGGAGCTATACGGATATGCTGCGTGATGATGAGATAAAGCCGAAATGCCCTAAATGCGAAGGTATTGAATTCATGGCAGTCAATAACTCGTATGTAGCTAGGGCTGATTTTAAAATCCCAATGATTGTCTGTGCCAACGAGTCGTGCATGACTGTTGTCGGCGTTCTGCCGCGGGAATCTGTTTGGAAGTAAGCGGCTAGTTTTTCTGAGGCGGAGGCCCACCCAGCAGAGGCTTCTGCCCTTCATCCAAATGCCAGGGAATATCAATCCGGCAGTCTGGGCAGTGCTTGAGGTTCAGCGTTGAGAATCGTGCAAGGTCGGGGGATTTACAGCGGGGGCAATACTTCGTCGTTACCATATCCCACCCTGCATCTGGTAAGCCTCACAGTAAAGCCAAGCGAAGAAGGCAAGGATCGCCCAGGCCAGGAGCTCGCCCCACGTGAAGGGCTGCGGTGCTTGTTGATTCATGATTTCACCTGTACGCCAGCGGCTTCTATACGTGCAATAGCCTCGGAAATACTTATAACCTTTGCGCCTTCTCGGAATTCGCCTGCTGGGGTGCCTTCGCCAATATCAATCGCTAGTGCAGCGCGGGAGGCTTGCCATGCCTTCCAATAGGTTTTTGCTGCGTAGTTGTAATACTCGCCGTCTTCGCTCTTGAGCATGTGAGCTTTCGATAAAGCTGTTTCGCCGGATTCGATCGCCCACGCCTCGAACTCTTCGCGCATACTCATGACTCTATCTCCAAACTAAACATCACAAACGGCAGAAGGGATGCCCACATGGGCGACTGAACCAGCGCAAGGGTCGTTACGGCAGTGGCAAGGAAGGCAATGACCATGATCATGACTTGTCACCGTGGAGGTCTCTGCGACGATATACCCCCGTCAGTGTCTCGAGAGCGCAGAGCATTTCCTCGAACTCTCCTGCTCTCTTCGTCATCTCCTCGAGCTTTTCCTCAAGCTCAGCCACGCGCCTGTCATGGTCGGAGGCCAGAACCATCGGCACGTCATCCTGAATTGCAGCCGGTTTGAAATAAGAAGCGCACTCATACAGCCAGCCGCAATGCAGTTTGTATCGCGTTATCTCACTCATGATCCACCTCTGGCTTGGCTGTGCGGGCTGCGTCGATGGCGGCATCAATATCTTCCAGCGTCTCAATATCCGCCTTGAGCATGTTCTCCCAATGCATCGTGTCTGCGTTCTCGCGTATGTGGCGATACCGCTCAGCGTCAGCCTTCAGCGCGTCACGCTCCTCCATTGCCTTGATACCTACACGATGGTAGCTGTCCCGCTCCTCCCGTAAGCGCTGGTTCTCGTCCAATACTTCCTCGTAGCCTTTCGTATAGTCGCTAACCTCAGTCTTCAGCCGCTCTACTTCTGCCTGGAGTGCGTCAGGTGCTGTGTAGAGTGGCGTCTTGCGGTATCCGTCCATCTTTCCCGCAATCACTGCTGACCTGTCGTCCAGCATGTTGTTTAGCTCGTCACCGTTAACCCAGGCCACAGGCTCAGCTGATGCGGTACGGGCGGCCTTCAATATGCGAGGTGCCCACCACTCTGGATCGCTGATTACCGTTCCCGCTGGCATTTCACGCTTTAGCCATTCGGCAAATTGCTCACTCATCACCTACCTCCGGGTTCAGCGCTTCCTCTATCTGATCGATAGCGCTATCTACCTCACCGTCTTGGAGCAGCTTTAGGGATAGCTTCATGGCTGATTCTGCTTCGCGCAGGCGTTCGCAGAGGGCGAGGATGACGGCGGGGTTGGCTGCTGCTATGTACTCAGCATTAGCCGTTATTTCCTCTGATCTGGCTATTAAACGGCCTGATTCAGCAATAATTTCCCCATAACCTTTTCTTCTCCAAGGGCCAAACGTTGCCTTCTTCGCTAGCTCAATCAATCCATCGATATCAATGTTCATGCGTAACGCTCCAAGCCAGATAGGCTATGACTGTGATAGTGAGGGTTAGGGGAGGGAGTAGAGCGGATAGGAGGGTCATGGCATGGTCCGCCCTACTTCAGCAGCAGCGAGGACTATGGCTCGTCGGGTGGCTTGATATCGATCGCTATTACACTCTTCGACGTTCTGCTCTATTTGCCTTTCTATACCGGCATTTTTTGCAAAGGCTTGTCCTAGTACGCTGTGATAACGGATGTTGATATCCAGCTTAACCGCCAGCCGCAGTGCGTCACCATCGTCTGTGAGCGGGTTCCATGCCCGAGTATTCATTCCGGCCTGGATGTAAGGATCACCAGATGCGCCAAACTTGATCCTATACCCAGCCGCCTTGGCAGCCAGCTCTAGCAATTCACGACTGCTCATCTCTGCCTCTCCCATACGCTGGAGTTATTGAAGTCCTTCCAAAGCACTTGCCTACACCGCATCGCTGCTATGTTCTCCAGCTCTACGCCTGCGTCTGAGGTGAGTACGATTCGATACCGAACACCGGTAGGGACGTGCAGCCACACACAAGCCTCAACGGCCTGCGCTGATTCTCTTAACGTTGTCATGGCATGGACTCCATTACTGCTTCGATGAAGACTTGCGCGGCTTGCGCGTTGATGGCATTACCGTAGGCGCGCAGGCGTCCCACTCGGGCGGGAGACCCATTAGCCAGCGGGAATGTGCCGGATTCAACTGGCCGCCATTTCCCATCTCGGCATCTAAGCCAGTCAGCATCTCGCCAGAACCCGTTAACCGGACGGATTGGTCCATATCCAGATATTTCGCCATCACCTGAAGGGATGTTATTGCCTTTCTGTGCGATAACGTGCCATCTCTCTCGCCCATTCGTTTCTTCATTGCTAGATGAGCTTCTGGAGTCTTGTTGTCGTCGTTCGCTACTGGTGTCGGCCACCCAGTAAAGTCTGTCTCGGATATGCGGAGCGCCGACGCCCGCAGACGGGAACGGGAGAGCCCCGACGGCGTAATCCACGGCTTCCAGGTCAGCTTGTACAAGGTCGATCCAAGGGTCTGCGTCCTTGCTCGCAACCTGCTCTCCAAAGACGATTGGAGGGCGACACTCTGCGATGAGCCAATAGAACGTTGGCCAGAGGTGCCGCTCGTCATCAAACCCAGCTCCTTTGCCTGCCGCGCTGAAAGGCTGGCACGGGCAACTGCCGGTCCATACAGGAAGCTCATCTGGCCATCCTGCTCTACGAAGAGCGAGGGACCAGACACCAATGCCTGCAAAGAAGTGGCACTGGGTATATCCTTTAAGGTCATCAGGGCGGACATCTTCAATACTCCTTTCATCCACGTCGCCAGGCGCAATGTGGCCGGCCGCTATCAAGTTGCGCAGCCATTGACCGGCGTATGGGTCGATTTCGTTGTAATAAGCGGCAGGCATGGGATTACCTAGGCGTCGTAGTAGCCAGCGAACCAGGCGCAACGCTTGCGCATCTGTGTCCGGCCGTAGGGGCAGGCTTTCTCTGTAAGCGAGCAATCACGTGCTGCTCGGCCTTCGAAGTACTCGTCATCCATGTCCATGCTTAGGAATATGGCCTGACGGCTAACGGCGGCGCTGATTGCTTCGGGTGTGCGATGTTTGATTGCTAGGGTCATGTTCGCCTCCTACTACTGGGCGATGGGTCCTGGTGTTCCAGGCAGCTTGAAATGGGTTCTGATGTTGTAACGGTCTGCTGAGGGTAGGCACTAACCCAACTCCGTTACCTGCTTACCGCTGGCTAGATACGCTTCAAGGGCTTGAGCAAGCTGCTCACGAGAGGGCTGACGCTGGGTAATTGCGCGGGTGTCTACAAGCATGTGGCACCTATGAAAAAGGCGCCTCATGGACGCCTCAACTACTCAAAGGGGGTTAATCAAAAGGGGATGTCGTCATCGAATTCGCTGTAATCCGGAGCAGGCTGAGCTTGTGGCCGCTGTTGCGTCTGCTGAGGTCTTTGCTGTCGTGGTTGACTGTCACCCTCTGGCTTGCCGCCTAGCAGCTGCATAGTCCCGCCCATGCCTACGACGATCTCAGTCGTGTACTGGTCCTGACCTTGTTGGTTCTGCCACTTGCGTGTTCGTAGCTGGCCCTCTACGTAGATTTGCGAGCCTTTGCGCACGTATTCGCCGACGATCTCAGCTAGCTTTCCGCTGAAGACGACGCGGTGCCACTCAGTTCGCTCCTGCATCTGACCTGTCTGCTTATCCTTCCAGCTTTCACTGGTTGCCAAAGTCACGTTGGCGAATGCGTTACCGCTGGGCGCATAGCGCACCTCGGGATCACCGCCACAATTCCCGACCAAAATCACTTTATTTACGCCGCGAGATGCCATGTCTGTTCCTTATGCTGCATTCTGCTGAGATAGATGGTCTTGATACTTTCTGGCCGCGCCCTCTAGGGCGAAAATCAATGAATCAAATGCATCGGCCATAATCTTTGTTGCGTCTGGGTAGTCCTTCTCGAACTTGGCCTGCACCTTGGGGCTGCAACTGTTCAGGACTGCCTCAAGCTTGTTCAGCTGTTGCTTGTTTATCGGATGGCCTGATGTGCGGTTGTCCTGACTGTCGGCATCCTTGTTGTCGTCGATCAGCAGGAGACCGTTCAGGGCATATTTACGGGCATAGCTGGATGCGCTGCCGGTGATCTGGCTCTCATCCTGCCCCTTCTTGGTTAGCGCCTCACGTGCGAAGGCGCTGGTACTTATGCTGCTCTCGCCATCCGTGAGTGTCGCAGTGGCCTTCACGTATATCCGGTCAGCAACCATTACGATTTCGTCAGTAATCACGATGACCATCTCACCAAGCAGGGGCTTTACCGCCTGCAAGATGTCCTCACATGAACGATATTTGTAACCACCGAACTTGTTTTCCTGGCTTTTAGGTGCATGAAGTTGCTTTTGAACTTCAGCCAGCTTCATTGCAATTGGCTTTGTAATGGCGTTCGCCATAGCCGTTCTCCTTAAGAAGTTTTACGCGCTCTAGATAGGCTGTCTCAGGGTCATAGAATCGGAATGTTTCACCCTTGAACTTGAAGGCATAACGCTTCTTCAGTCCGTTGGTGTTATCTATGAGTACGCCAGGAAAGCCAGTAGAGGGGTGCGGCTTGATGGTCGAATTGCGGCAGTTATCGGCCTGACTAACCACTCGAAGGTTTGCTATTCGGTTGTCTGATCGAATGCCGTTGATATGGTCGATATTCCCGTCAGGCATCACGCCATGTACGTAGAGCCAGCAGAGGCGGTGAGCCTTGTATTGCCTGCCTTTGATCTTGATTATCAAGTACCCGTAGGTATCGAACGATCCGGCGCTATTCCTTCGGCTTAGCCTTGTGATAATGCCGCTTTCAGGATCGTAGTGAATGTGTCTCTTCAGTTCGTCCTGATTCATGATTTCTCCAGGCAGCCGAATCATGCATGGCTGCATAAAGGGGAAGAGGGAGAGGGGTGTTAGGCGAGTAGCGGGAGGCTAGTCAAGAATCAATCTTGCGGTAGCCTTTGTCATAAGCCTGTGCGGCAGTGGTGTGCATAATGCCGAGATCTTCCGCCATTTCTTTAATGGCCTTATCCCGCTCTTCCGCTGCTATCTGCTCGGGGGTTCGGAGTGGCCGGAATGCCTCTGCAATGCCTTGCCCGACAATTCGAGATCCATCATGAATAGTCTGAACGTATGCTGCGCACCTCTGGGATTCTCCATCGAAGTGAGCAATGATTTCGCACTCGGCATATTTATAAGGCTGCTCTAAATACCCTACGCGGACCTCACACACCGTCCCAACAGGCGGCAGCCCTTCGCCGCTCCATGGGCGACGGGTAACGATCACGTACGGCATATGACGTAAGTCAGCCTTTGTGGCGTAATAACCACCTTCACGGGTATAACGATCTCCATCTTCACGATAGAAATCCGCTTCCATGTTCGTCCATTGGATATGGAAATCGTACCCTTTTGGTGCCTTGCTCCAATCGATACTCATGCTGCACCTCTCATGCCCACGAAGTACCGATGAACCCAGATCCAGCCTGCATCTGTGCGCTGCCTGCGAACCTGACGGGGATACTTGCTGATCCCCTTGGCTACGGCGATCTTGAAGCAGTCTGCTTCGGTGCGGCCTGCTACTTCCTGAATACTCATGCTTCATCCTCCGCCATCTGTGCCAGCGTCTCTAATCGCTCATTGGCCTTCTCAGCCAGTTCTTGGTAGTCCTGCCCGTTAAGCACCGGCATCGGCACGAACAGCACGCCAGCTTTAACCAACTGATTCGACATCTCAGCCGCTCGGCGAAGATCGGCTGCGTTTGCTCTTGTAATCATGCTGCTAACGCTCCCATTACCTGACGACGCTCACCAAGCAGCTTGTCCAAGCGCTTCATGTAGTGATTACGGATGTCCTGACTGATGAAGTCAGCTGCGTGATAGGCCTCAATGAATCCCCATGCAGCCCAGTAGTCAGCGGTCAGATGAGCCGAAGTGTTCAGGCTCATGATCTGGTTTTCGATGATTCGCTCTGCTCTAGCTCTGTCCATTACTGCGCTCCTTGCTTAGAAATAAGGGACTGGGTTGTCATCGGCTGCGTTTTCACGAGGAGTAAATGTGAAACGCACCAGTCGATCAGTGAGGAATTTACGAGCCAGCGTGCCCGGCTCAAGGGGATAGAAGTCGCCATACGCATAGGCGCCGCCGAACCAGGCTCTGGCCTTAATGCCACCTTCTTCCAGCTTGACCAGCGTCCAGCTAATGAGGCTCATTCGGCTTCTGGCGTCGAACTCGGTCATGTCAATCTCAACGACTACCATTTCTCCGTCCTTGCTGGGCCTTACGCTCCAGCTCTTCAGCTCGCTCGATTAACATCGCTGCTACGAAGGAATCTTGAGCAGCCGCCTGCTGCCGATAGCGCATTGCTTCGGCTTGAATCTGTTGGGTGGTCATGGGGATCTGCTAGAAGGGGAAGTCTTGCTGTTCAGGATTGAATGGGCTGAAGTCGGCGCAATCTTCGACTGGGCCATGCCACAAGGTAGCCATCTCAACCTCAGAGCATCTGCTTTGCTTCACTAGATGAGGACCAAGCTCAAGAGCCCCGCAATCCCAGCATTGCCCGCCGGTGACTTGCTGATATCCAATACCTACATCTACGTATTCGGCTTCAGTTTGTGAGCCGCACCATCTGCATTTGGGTCCGTTCATGCTGGGAATCTCGGGAAAGGTTGTACTGGTGGTTTGATCTGGTAAGTCGGGTTTGTAAGCGCCTGCACCCCAATCTCCGGATTTCGCAAGCGTCCGGTGGATAGGTCTACCCCTACCCGCTGTCATGCCAGATCAAACCCCACTACAACCTGAGCCATACCCCGGCGTACCGGGGCAGGGAACTGCTTACCGCTTAAGCGGGGCAGGTGGTGCGGTTACTTGATTGCTATGGCTGCGATGTCATCTATCGGCTGCGTGTAGATTCGGCGCGCCGTCTCCAAAGTGACAGGAACCAATATGTATCCCTCGTCCCATAGGTCCTGAATGTTGTCAGGTCTGGATATGGCTACCGCCACACATCGCATTGTGTTCGGGTCTAGCGCTGCCACTGATTTCTCGTTCATCTCGCTCATCTCATATCTCCATATGCAGGGAAGCCGGTTAGGTACGACCGCTCATATCTGGCAGGTCAAGCCAGAGCAGTAAGAGAGCAGCTGTAAGGATTAGTGGGTTCATGCGGTGTCTCCATGCTCTGGGCTGTACAAGAGGGGGATTAGGCTTCGGCTTGCTCGTATGCCTCACCGCAGAACATGCAGTAGCGAGCCGCAAGAAAGCTCTTTTGCTTCTTAGGCTTGAACGAGCCTGGAGACTTCTTAACCGGTGCGTCGTACTCAATCTCTACGGGCATCGTCTGTAAGGCTTTCATTTCGCCATTAGTGATGCACAGGCTGTAGCCTGTCAGCCGTACGCTTAGATTCTTTGCGCCTTCTGGAAGCTGCTTTGCTACGTGATCAGTGAGGCGCTTTTCGTTATCTGATTTGCAGGTACACATCTTGTTTACCTCCAGTGGGTTTAAGCGACAGCCAGCTAACTCGAACTGGCTGCCTTAAACCGTCTGTCTCTCAACCACCTTCCTTGCAGCGGGTCCTCCCGACATCTCATGTCCGCTACTGGCGTCAACATGAGCAGCTAGTGGCTGATCGCATACAGAGCTTGGGCCTGTATGGGTGCATTGCCGTCACACCGTAGGGCAGTCTGTTTAACCTCCGTCGGCAAGCCGGGACTGCGGAGGGATTCTGAATTGTGTAAAGAGCGGTGAAGCCTGGGCTTCGTTGCCGCCGTGTTGGCTGGCATGTGCTAATAGTAGTGATGCTAATAAAATAGGTCAATAGCATTGCTAATATTTTTTTGTTTGCTCATAAAAAAGGCCCGCGCTTGGCGAGCCTATTATTAGAACTGCGAACTAGGTTTGATTAGTCTGTAGCATTGGTCCAGCGAATAGTTGCGCTGCCATCATCCTCTTTTGCCAGCTCCACACCTTCAGTGTCGGCAATCTCATCAAGCAACCTATCCCATTCCCTAGGGCACTCATGATCCAAGCGAGCAACGGTCAATCGCTTTGATACCTGAATGGCCGGAGATGAAAGTAGAAAGCGAATACGGTTGGCGATAGCTTGATAAGACGACAACGACGGTGAAGCTGAAGCGGGCATAGCAACCTCCTATTACTGTTTTTATATACAGTATTGTTAGGTTGCTATGTTATGCAAGCGAGATCTGCGTCTCGTTTAGATTTTTTGCTTAGTTTCAACTGCGACGCCAACGATTTTGCAGTTGCCGTCGATCTTGATCATTGGATAGGCAGGGTTTAGCGGCTTCAGATAGCGCTGGCCGTTGTCCTCAACAAGCTTCTTGAAGGTGGCCTCGTTGCTGTCTGTTAATTTGGCGACAACGTATCGGCCAGGAGTAGGCTCAACCTGGGTATCTACGAGGATTAGGGTGCCTTCTAGAAACGTCTGGCCCATCGGGGCGGTCATTGAGTCGCCCTTCACCTCAAGCCAGAAGGCTGATCCTTTAGCTTTATAATTAGTCAATTCGTAGCGATCTGCAAAACCTGGCGGCCAAGGCTCTATGGCTTCTTCCCATGCTCCAGCCATTACCCAGCTGATAATGGGATATTCGTAACTGTCACGATGCTGTAATGCCATCTGAACGTTCGATCCGCTTGCAGTTCGATTCGTTCTGAAAGATTCGATTCCAGCAGCAGCCAGCTCCTTTGCAAGGCGCGGACTGACTTCCTCTACGGCGAAGTCTAGTACGCGAGACAGCACAAGTAGAGCATCAAGGTTTAACGGGATCTTTCCAGTGGCGTATTGACTGAATGCGCTCTGGCCTGACCAGCCACATTGTTCAGCAACATCAGCCTGGGTAAGGCTGCTTCCACGAGCCTTCGCCGCCGCCTTGCGATTCTCGTAAATCGCTTTCAGGCGGGCGCTCTCAGCCAATTCTTCGGGTGTTAGTTCGCGGCGGGTTTTCATGCGCGCAACTGTATTAGTGGTGCTGCTATTTTCGCAAACACCAGCGCTCATATTTTCTTGAACAATAAAATTAGCAGTGCTACTATTCGATATACGTAATACGGAGCAAGAATCCATGTTGAAAGTCACTTTGAGTGAATACCTAGACAAGCACGGCACTCAAGCCGCGCTTGCAACTGCTTTGGGCGTACAGCAAAGCGCTATCTCTCAGATGCTCCGCGCAGGCAGAAACATTGAAATTACCATCCACCCAAACGGGGTTCTTGAAGCCAATGAGCTTCGCCCCATACCGGCCCGCCCAAAGCGGAAGGTCGCTTAACCATGTCCACACACCAATTAAGCCCGGATCAGCTTGTAAGGTCCCGCAAGAATTACTCAATCCTCATGCAGAAGCTGATGTCGATCGGCAATGCGCCAGTGGCTCAGGCAGTAGGAGTTGATGAAGCAACAATCAGCCGCATGAAGCCAGAACAGTTCGAACGCTTCTCGCAAATTTTATCAGTCCTGGACCTGAAGATCGTTCCGACCGAGATGAGGGTTTTCAATGAGCGTGATGTAGAGGCTCTGTTCCATCAGGCAAAGCGTTGGATGGAGCACGTACAGCACGTAGATCAGCTGGAAGAGGACTGATCGAGATGAAAAAGGCAAATTGCAGGCAAGAAAAAGCCGGTGGCTAGACCGGCTTAATCAATAACGCACTTAGCGAGAAAAATTATGGCAGTACTTCGATCAATAAGTAAAGGGCAGTTGAGAATGCAGCTCAACGAAGTGGCCGGCAATGCGGTCGCCGTCTATCCGGCCTTTCGTAAGGTTCTAGGCCTGAACGCTGCTGCTGCTCAGTTCCTCTCGCAAGCTGTGTACTGGACTGAGCGCACTGAAGACGGTTGGTTTTACAAGACTGAATCTGAGTGGATGGATGAAATCGGCCTGTCCATCAAAGAAGTCCGCTCATCACGTAAGGCTCTCGTTGCTATCGATCTGCTGGAAGAGATCCGCAAGGGAATCCCGGCAAAGATGCATTACCGAGTCGATACCGTCCTTCTAATGGATTACTTGTCCGGCCAGAAGGTAATAACAAGTTGTGCCCCAACGGCAGAACTGGTTGTTGCTAATGGGCAGGACAGGCTAGCCCTTATCGGCACAACTATTACAGAGAATACACAAGAGATTACTCAAGAGACTACCTCAGAGAGTATTCCGACCCAGCCCGCTGAAGCGGTCAGTGCGGTCATCGAAGGTGAGTTGATCGATGAGGATCAAGGTCAGGACCTGATCCCGGTTAACCCGATCACGCAGTCAGGTCCTCGCTGCGCTATCCCTGAAGACATGCCCGGCCCTAAAGACGCTGGATGCAAAACCTACAAGGCTTGGGCCAATTACGCATTCGCCTATCGCAAGCGCTACACCACTTGGCCTGTCTGGAATGCCAAGGCTGGTGGACAGCTGAGCCAGCTGATTGACCGCATCGGTGTGGAGGCCGCCCCTCAAGTTGCCGCTTACTACCTAACTATCAACGATGCCCGCCTGATCAACGAGTGCCACAGCTTGAGCCTGCTGCTGGCTAAGGCTGAAGCCATCCATACCCAGTGGGTAACCGGCCGCCAGATGAACAGCCGCACCGCTCGCCAGATGGAAGACACGCAAGCCAACCTCAACGCAGCGCAAGAAGCTGCAAGCCTGATCAAGCAAGGAGGCAACAAGAATGCTTTCCTCTGATGACATTGCAGATCTCGCCATGGCTATCTGCGCCACCGCTGAAACACTAGGGCAGACCATCAGCGCCGGCGCGGCAAAGATCATGGCTGAAGATCTGGCCTGCTTTGAAAAGCAAGTGATTGGTGATGCGCTGCGAGCCTGCCGCCGCGAGCTGACAGGCAAACTTACTCTGGCTGCCATTCTCCAGCGCATCCAGGCTGCTGATGGCCGTCCGGGCAAGGATGAGGCTTGGTCTATCGCTCTGGCTTCGAACGATGAGTTCGACACCGTTGTGATGACTGACGAAATCATGCAGGCCATGTCATCTGCGCGTCCGATCCTGAGCGCTGGCGACAAGGTGGGCGCCCGCATGGCCTTCCTGTCCACCTACGAGCGACTTGTTGAGGATGCTCGCAAACAAGGTATTCCTGTGAAGTGGTCGGTTTCGGTTGGATTCGATGCCCAGCGCCGACTGGCTGCCATAGAAGAGGCAGAACGTCTGAAGCGCCTACCTCCTCAAGTAGCCCAAGAGCACAAGCTTCGCCTTGCTTACGAACAGCCAACAACCAACGGCATTGCTATCGCTGGACTTCTCACTGGTTCCGTCTCGCAACCCACAGTCGATGTGAAGGAAAAGCTGGATGAGATCCGGGCGGAACTGAAGAAAAAGCGTATCGAGAAGCAAGCTGCTCGCAATCGACAGATTCAGGACATCACTCGAGACCTTCAGGAACGGCAGGCCAAAGCTCAGGCCGCACTGGCTGCGCTCAAGGAGAAGCAGGCATGAACTGGACCCCAGCAGGTAAATACGTCCTCAAGGGCGAGCACGGCTATCAAGTGGCTAAGTACATGGTTATCGACGAGCCGCACTACCAAGCATGGCTAGGGATGGAGGCCATTGGCTTTCCCTGCAAGACCGTGAAGGAAGCCAAGGAGCGCTGTGAGCGTCATTTGCAGATCATGGGGAGGGAAGCGGCATGAGACATCAATTCAAGCCCGGTGATCTTGCGATTATCACCACTGATGTTCGTCAGGTTATGCCGGGCAGTGTCGTGCAGATAGTGCGCTTCAAGCCAGCGCGGCAGCTTGGAGAGCGTTTGGACGGGAGGATTATCCGTTCCACTGAAGACGCTTACCTGTTCACCCACCCAAGTATCCCTGAAGGATATGGGGCATATGCACCGGTTAGGTTCTTCGTTCCTCTTGATGCCGACTTCGTGCCGGACGAGGAAAAGGTTCAGGAGGCCAAGCCATGAGGACCTACACCCTCACTAGTGACCAGCTCAGAGAGTTTGCAGAAAGCCTGTTCGATGACGGCTACCGCTGCGCCGCTACTGTGAGCGAGAAGGGCGACCCAATGGACGTGTTCAAGACCGAGGCGTACTACCACGCTCGCTGCCGTGATGTGGAGCCTCGTCTGTTCAGCGTGGGAGGTAAGAAATGACAAAGCCTTCATTCCCTCTACGCAACGAGATGGACCGCCAACGCGCTATCGCGCTTCTGCAGAAGGTTGACCTATCTGCAGGCTGGACATGGAGCCTGAAGGAAGAAGCCCGGACAGACGCTCAGAACCGCCGCATGTGGGCAATGCTCCGCGACATCTCCCGTCAGGTGGAGTGGTATGGCGAGAAGCTGAGCGAGGAAGACTGGAAACATGTCTTCAGCGCCGCAGTACAGAAACAACGTGCCGTCCCCGGTCTGGAAGGTGGGTTCGTCGTGCTGGGCATCTCCACCCGCAAGCAAAGCAAGCAGTGGTTCTCTGACATGTTTGAAGTAATGGAAGCCTTTGCGGCTGAGAAGGGCGTGCGGTTCACCACCGCTGACTATTGGGGGATCGCAGCATGAACTGTGGAAATTGCCATAAGTGCACTGCGGACCTTGAGACCGTCATTCCCGGCACGAAGATAGTCCTGAAGGGAATGGTAGACCGCATGATTCTTTGCCCATCCTGTGGCAACAAGCGATGCCCGAAAGCCAGCGATCACGAACTGGAGTGCGCGGGTAGCAATGAGGCTGGGCAGAAAGGGAGTGTCTACCAATGACCGGCCTAATCATCAACAACGGAAACCCCAGTGCTGTGACTGTTGATCATGACGGGGTAACGGTGACGTTCAAGACCTTTGCCGCGGCTTGCGAGTACGCCGACAAGATCAATGACGAAAAGAAAAGAATGCGAGTCATGAAGTTGCTGGCTGACAAGCCTCTGGATGAGGTGAATTTCCTATGAGATTCCCAGACGATCAGCTGGACATGTTCAGCCAAGAGAAACACCCGCACCTCTATGACTTCAACGAAGAAAGGACCGACAGGGTTGCGGTTTCGCATGGTGACGGTGAGCACTATGACGACCTAGGCGCTGACTGGCTACGTGAATACAACTTACTGGAGGCTGGGCAATGATCAAGTACATAGAGGTCAGTGCTGAAGTCAGATACTGGGAAGACGCCCTAGTAAACGGGGCAGAAGACGTCAATGGGAATTTGATTCCATTGAAGAAAGGCAGCCTCTGGTGCCCTGTCATTAGGCTGGAAGATGGAATGGTCATGGATTGGCCTGAAGGAGTAGAAGCCGATATTCACTACAAGGTTTGTGATGCCGGTGAGTATTGGTTATTGGACGAAAATTTAGGCAGGGTAGCCAAGTGGTCAGGGTTTTATGTGCCTAACGATTTCCTTTGCCATGGCGATCATGGGTATGGCGACTACATCATCTTCAAGGTTTCCGCGTCCGGCTTGATTAACGAATGGAGCCGCCCACAAATTGCTTTCGGTAATGGCGAAAGCCAACTGGAGTGGATTCCAGTTGAGGTGGCGGTATGAGTGGTCTAGCCATAAAGCCTTCCGGCATTCCCAGATCGCCGCGCCGCCTCAAGGCTAAGAAGTGCAAGAACCCAGCCTGCCGCGCTGAGTTCGTTCCCGCACGAAGCTTCCAGACCTGGTGCAGCCCTGACTGCGCAATAGCGATCACTGCGGCCAAGAAGCAGAAAGAGCGCAAGACCTTGGAGCAAAGGGACCGTCGAGAGATCAAGGTGCGCAAGGAGAAGCTGAAAAGCCGATCCGACTACATGAGGGAAGCACAAATCTCGTTCAACGCTTTCATCCGTGAGAGGGATCGTCTGGCTGGTCACTGCTGCATCTCCAGCGGTCGCCCCCTGGATTGGAACGGCAATGCGGTAGATGCCGGCCACTATCGCAGCGTAGGTGCTGCGCCTCACCTGAGATTCGATGAGCGCAACTGCCATGCCCAGAGCAAGCAGGACAACCGCTACCTATCCGGCAATGCCGTTGACTACCGCATAGGACTGATCCAGCGCATAGGCCTTGAGGCTGTGGAAGCGCTGGAAGCTGACCAGAGCGTTCGCAAGTACACGATTGAAGACCTGAAGGCCATCACGGCCCATTACCGAGCACTGACACGAGAATTGAAGAGGGCGGCAGTATGAGTGTTTATCGAGACGCAGCGCATGGAGTAGTAAGAGCTATGACCGTGGACGCGATAAGCCTCCATGCCAAATCTGACTGGCAGAATAAGTATGAGTCGGGTTACGAGGAAGGGCGCAGCGATAATCCTTGCCCTCTCGATAGATTCGATCAGCTTACCCAGGACAGCATGGCAAGAGCGCTCCTTCACAGAGAGTTGAGCGAACTCCATTGGGCGATTCTGTCTGCAAAATATTCCCTCAACTACATGGAAGTGGATGCGGCTATCCGTTATCTGATTCCTCGGGCAGAAAGCCCCGCGCATAGGCTATTCATCACGAAGGCGGTGTTCGCCTGGGCTGTGCCTAAGCAGCGGAGACGAGTAAAGGAGTCGTTCTACCAATTGCACACTTGGGATACTGACGGCACTCCTGAAAGCACCTTGCGCAGATGGAGGGGACAGACTAATCGCTGGCTAGAAAACACACTTACAGAAGCCTACAAGAGGGCTGGCTTGCTGTTGGACGACGCTGGAATGATCTTCAAGGAGGCTGCTTGATGATCACTCAAGAGCAATTGAAGGCGAAGTTTCATTACAGTCCCTTGGCAGGAGTGTTCGAGAAGAGAGTTGGGACAAAGCGCAAAGGGTATAAATGGGTTCTGGTTGGCACCACAAAGACCGATACGGGATATGCTTCCATGCAGATCATGGGGAAGAGATATCTGGTGCACAGACTGGCATGGCTGTATGTGTATGGGAAATTCCCCGACATGGCACTCGACCATATCGATGGTGACAGGCTAAACAATGCGATAAGTAATCTGCGAGAAGTTACGGCCGCACAGAACGTTCATAACTCGCAAAAACCTTCTCACAATAAGTCTGGAGTGAAAGGTGTTAGCTACTGCGAGGCGAGTAAGACTTGGACTGCCCAGGTTGCAATAGAAAGACGGCCAGTATTCATGAAGCGCTACAAGACCAAGGAGGAAGCCATTCAGGCTGTTCGAGCCGCTCGTGAGCTAGCGCATGGCGAGTATGCAAATCATGGAATCCACAAATTTATTCTTGAGGACGCTTGCAATACTGATCGAGTGATCGTATAAATATATAACCTGCGGTTTCGTGCATTTCAACGCATCGCAACTATTTTACATCGAAGAACCCGTCCTCAGTGGCGGGTTTTTTATTGCCTGAAATAAGGCCCTATTTAGTCCCATGCGTGCCTCCTTTGTGGAATAAGGCCCCATGCCGTGACAGAGCGCTGGCCGACGTACTGGCCAATTAATTCATCACCTCAACCGGAGAAGGCTGATGCCAACAAATCTGCCGCCACCTCCGGGGCCTAATGCTGGGCTATCCGAATGGATCGCTTGGGGAATCGTCGCCGTCATGTTTGCAGGCGGGTTCATCTTCAAGGGCTGGTGGGAAAAAAGCGGCAAAGGAAAAGAAAGCGAAAAAATACTCGATGCCCTGGCACAAGAGCGCGAGGCTCATAAAGAGACCAAGGCGCACAGGGACGAGGTGCAGCGACTTCTTGAGGAGTCCAGGCAGCAGAACAATGCCCTGATTCGAGAATTCGCCGATATCAAGGCTGCAAACGCCAAGATGGAACTAAACATCACGTACCTCACGGAAGAGATAGCCGAACTAAAGGCAGAGCTTCTCAAGAGGAACCCCTAATGACCGACGCAGAGCTTATACGTAGACAGGGAAAGACTCGGCGCTGGTGGGATCATCACGGCAGTTGGGTTCTTTTAGCGGCTGTAGGCATTGCCTGCTTCATGGCTGGAAGCCAATACAACGCTGCAAACACCAGTACAACCGTTCGCATTCTTTCCGAATCCTACGAGCGCCAAGACGCACTACGCGTCAAGCGTATCCGCGAGCTTATCGATCAGAACCAAATCTTAAGCAGACAGCTTTCCACCACTGTCCATACGGCGGTAGAGAAGGCTGATCAGGCAGCAAGCAAGGCTAACGAGGCCGCTGATAAAGCCTCTGAAGCCGTCCAGAAAGTGCAACCCGTTCAGTAGGAAGAATCATGGCGCGTATCACCGCAGACAAGGCAGGCGGTGAAAACGTCATCGCCTTTCTAGACACCATTGCATTTAGTGAGATTGGTAAAGCGATGCTTGCCGATGCGTCAACCGATGACGGATACCGTGTGTTGGTTGGCTCAACGCCTAACAAGCTGATCCTTATGCGGGACTACAGCGATCACCCAAATATCTACTACAAGCCATTGAACTCAACGGCCGCTGGTAGATACCAGATCCTGTACCGCTACTGGCCGCACTACAAAGCCAAACTCAACCTTCAAGACTTCGGCCCGATCAATCAGGACTTGTACGCAATCCAGCAATTGAAAGAGCAGGGCGCATACAGACACATTCAGTCCGGACACTTTGAAGAAGCTATCTACAAGTGTCGGAACATCTGGGCATCGCTGCCTGGAGCTGGATACGGACAACCTGAACACCGAATGGAAAACCTCGTTGCAGCCTATAAGCAGGCAGGAGGCTCGCTTGCGTGAACATCCTCTGGAAATGGGCAATAGTCTTAGCCATCGCGCTTGGCTGCCTATTTGGAGCCTATCGGCATGGAGTGAACGTAACCAATGCCAAGTGGGAAAAGCAGCAGAGTGACGCCCAGGCCGCGCAAGCAACGCTCAGGGCGCAGGAAGAGAGAACGGCGCGAGAGAAAGAGCAGCGCAACCAAGATGATATAGAGACCGTCCGTGCAGAGACTGAAAAGATCAAGGCTCAGCAACAGGCTGATGCTCGTAGTGCTGACGCTACTCGTAAGCGCCTGCTCGAACAAACAGATCGTCTCGCCGCATCCCTCCGTAGCTGCTCCACGAATACCGGTATTGCCAGCGGAAGCCAGACAAGAGCCAACACCGCTGATTTGCTCGCCGAGTTGCTCCGCAGGGCTGATGAAAGAGCGGGAGAGCTGGCTCAAATTGCTGACCGAGCAAGGTCTTCCGGCAGTGCCTGTGAACGTTCATACGATTCAATCCGAAACAACCAATAACCCATAGGCCAGTGACCGAGTTTGTGTAGTCCGGCGCGGCAACCAAACGAGGAAGAGTCACATGGCCGGTGTAACGGTAACAACCCTAGACCAGTTCAATGAGCTGGAGAAGCGCGTAGAGGCGCTAGAAGCTGTGATTAAGGGTGGTGCAGAAACACCCCCAAAAACAGTACCTAACACCCCTGAAACCCCCGTGGTTACTGAGCCCGAGGGTGGCGCAGAAATGACCACTTTGAGCCTTGGGCCTAATGAGCAGGTAACTACAGGTGATTGGAACCTAGGCGTATGGGTAGCAGACGACGCTGCACGTATCTCAGTAGCCAGTAATGCGGCTCTGAAGATAGGCCAGTCTGCAACGCTCGGCGATGGCACAACCCGCAAGGTCATCAACGTTGAAGTGTTCAATGATAAGACCAGCGTAACCTTTGAAGGTAACAAGCTCGATCCTAGCAAGGTGGCTGGTAAGCCGGTGGTATTCACTGTCCCAAAGTCTGAGGGGTCACCCGCCCCGGTGACTCCAAGCGTACCGGCCAATGATCCGGCTCCAGTACCAGGCACAGCACTGAAGCTGACCAATATTCCAATGGTTGGCCTGAACTTCGGCGCTCACCCTAACGCATCTCAGGTGCAGCCGGGTGAGGCCAATACCCACTTCAAGTGGTTCAGCAAGAAAGACGTGGACTACTGGGTTGGCGAGATGGGCGTTCGTCTCATCCGTTGGCCTTATGATCTACAGCGTTCGATGGTCGCTGAAACCTCTACTGGCCTACCAAGCAAGACGTGCGAATTGGATTCGACGTTCAAGGCCAAGGTTAAAGAGCGGTACGAATGGATCAGAGCGGCTTCCAATGGTGAAGCACGGATCATCTTCGACCCTCACCACTACTGGCGTATCTGGCGAAACCAGACATCAAATGGAAAACAGACAGGTGCATTGCTTGCTGCGAATCAAGCCGCTGGCCAAGGTAATCGCTGGAAGGTGCAGGAACGTATCCTCATCGATGACAAGAATGGATGGGGAGCGAAAGAACTGGGTTTACACCTTGCCAACTTCGCACGTGACCTTGATGACCCAATGGTCCTGGGCTTCGGCATGGGCAACGAACCATACCCGTCTAGCGGTGGGTTTGACGGCATCACATGGCAAGAGATGGAAAAGAAGGTTGTAGCCGACCTGAACATCGCTTTGCCAATCTTCCGTACTGTCACCAAGAAGCCTGCATTCGTATGTGGTAACTGGTGGGCAAGCGCAAGAAACTGGGCTGAATTTAGCGCCTCGTTCGTAGGAAGCATTAAGGATCCAGCCAATAACCTCATCTTCGAAAAGCACGGATACGGCGACCTGAGCAATGACTCAAGCGGTAAGTATCAGACAGGAGACTTGAATGCCTTCCCGACTGATCAGCTAACCAAGGTCTTCACGCCTGCCTACAAGTATTTCGCTGCCAAGGGTGTTCGATCCTTTATTGGTGAGACGGGTATACCTCCGACCGATTCAGCTCGCGCAGCGCTCGCTGTCGCTCTGGATGATGCAGAGAAGGCTAATGTGCCCGTAACGCTATGGGTCGCAGCAGGTGATGGTGCAATGAACGGCGAGAAGATGTATCTGGACACTGCTGATCACGCCAAGACACGCGAAATGCTCAAGCCCTGGTTCAAGAAGACCCTGGCTGAATGGACACCTGTCCGAGGGTGAAGGCCATGACACAGTGGAAGGTCTACTACATCGATGGATCAGAAGAGTTCGTCCTTGCAGAGATCGTAGTGCTCAAGGGTGCTAGTGCAATTTTCTACGACGGCGCTGAGGAGGTTCATGCCTCCTTTGGCGTTGCACTCATACAGCGGGTGATCGAGTAGGGCGGTCTGGCTAGAAGCAGAGCCGCCCAATCATTCAATGGCGAGGGGATGTGTTTCTGCGAGCCTCATTCTCCGCTAGCACCATTTCGCGTCGAGCAATCTCATGTTTTTCATGGAGTCGCAAGTATTCATCCCCCTCCTCATCGGATTGGTGGCTGTCTTGCATGAGAGGGTTTAGTAAAAGGTACTTTTTAGACTCTTCCACTGTGAGACCTACGATTACCTCATTTCCCTCTAAATCAGTTGTGAGCATTCGTAGTTCATTCATGTATTGGCGTTGATACTCATCAAGATTAAGCATATGTGTCCCTTTTTCATTTAGAGCTATATCTATATAGCCCTTTTCGCGAAACAAACCCCATAAGCGGTGAATTTCATGCCCAATGAGTGCGGGGCAAAAACCCGTGCCGGTGGGAAATGCAAAGCCCCTGCAATGGCCAATGGCCGCTGCCGTGTTCACGGCGGAACAAGTACCGGCCCCAAAAATTCTTTCGGCAACCAGAATGCTCGGAAACACGGCATCTATTCCGACTCGCTCACCGACGAAGAGCAGAGTATTTGGGATGAGATTGGCGTAGGCACACTGGATGATGACATCAAAATCGCCAAGCTTCAGCTTAGACGGGCCCTGGTAGCCCAGGCTAAAGCAGAAGATGGTGACGGTCTCGAGCTTGAGGTAGACACAGACTCAAGTGGCCCTGCTGGCTCAACCATCACGAGGCAACGTAAGCGTCGTGGATATGAAGACATCATTAATCGTCTGTTGGGTCGTATCGGGGATCTTGAGGCCAAGCGAGCCGACATCATGAAGAAGCTGGAAGGCGATGATGAAGGTCCGCCGCCGCAACGCGTTGAGGTGGTAGTAACAGATGCGAGACGCCCCGAAGCCTAACCTGAACGTGCCGCAGTCGCAGTTCCTCGCAATGCCGCAGAAGTTTAGGGCGTTCGTTGCTGGATTCGGCTCAGGTAAAACATGGGTTGGATCCTCTGCGACCTGCAAGCACTTCTGGGAATGGCCCAGAGTCAACGCTGGCTATTTTGCTCCAACGTACAGTCAGATACGCGACATCTTCTACCCTACGTTCGAAGAGGTTGCTTATGACTGGGGGTTGAAAGCTGATATCAAGGAAAGCAACCACGAAATCCATGTCTACAGTGGCCGTGCTTACCGAGGCACGATCATCTGCAGATCCATGGAGAAGCCGCAAACCATTGTAGGCTTCAAGATTGGTCATGCGCTTGTGGATGAGCTGGACGTTATGTCCGCGGTTAAGGCTCAGCAGGCATGGCGAAAGATCATTGCTCGTATGCGCTACAACGTAGACGGGCTGAAGAACGGAGTAGACGTTACAACAACGCCGGAAGGCTTCAAGTTCGTCTATCAGCAGTTCGTCAAGCAGGTAAGGGAGAAGCCGGGTTTAGGTCAGCGCTATGGAATGATCCAGGCGAGCACCTACGACAACGAACTCAACCTTCCTGATGACTACATTCCCTCACTGTTCGAGTCTTATCCCGAGCAGTTAATCAGAGCATACCTGAACGGCCAGTTCGTCAACCTGACGTCTGGATCGATTTACCACACGTATGACCGCAAGCTGAACGCCTCGCAGGAGACGATACAGCCGGCAGAACCCCTGTTCATTGGCATGGACTTCAACGTTGGCAAGATGTCGGCCATCGTCCACGTCAAGCGCCTGGGTATGCCTCATGCTGTGGATGAGATCATCAACGGCTATGACACGCCCGATATGATCAAGAAGATCAAGGAACGCTATTGGCTATACGCCGATGGTCAGTATCGCAACACACGGCAGATCAGGATTTACCCTGACGCCTCTGGTGACTCACGAAAGTCAGTGAATGCCAGCACAACGGACATAGCCCAGCTGAAACAAGCAGGCTTTGCCGTCATAGCGCCGCCAAGCAACCCTCCGGTGAAGGATCGCATCAACGCCATGAATGCGATGTTCTGCAATGCCCAGGGTGAGCGCCGCTACCGAGTTAATGCCGACAAGTGCCCGACCTATGCCGACTCACTAGAGCAGCAGGTATGGGCTGCTAACGGCGAGCCAGACAAGACACAAGGCAATGACCATGCGAACGATGCCGGTGGGTACTTCATCCACAAGGACTATCCGATCGTCAAGCCTGTCACCACTATTGCTATGGGATTTGCACGCTGATGTCCGACGTCACATATACAAGGCCCGAGCTGACAGCCGCGCTTAGCCGTTGGCGGCTCGTGCGAGACGTTTGCAAAGGCTCGGAGAAGATCAAGGGCGAGAAGTGGCACTACCTGCCTAGGCCCAACCCTGAAGACAAGAGTGAGGCCAACCAGGCGCGCTATGACTCCTACCTTGCTCGTGCTGTGTTCTATAACGCCACAGGGCGTACAAAGAACGGTCTGGTCGGTGCGGTATTCACTACATGGCCGACGCTCAAGGTTCCCTCTCTGCTCCAGTACGTCAGCGAGGACATCGACGGTCAAGGCGTCAGCATCTACCAGCAGAGTCAGGCGGTCATCGGTCATTTGCTTGAGACTGGTCGGCATGGCCTGTTGGTAGATTACCCAGCCATTGAGGGTGGAGCATCGCTTGCTGACATGCAGGCCGGGCGCATAAGGGCAACGGTAACGGGATACAAGGCCGAGGACATCATCAACTGGCGTACTCGTCAGGTCGGTGGTCAGCACGTCCTGTCCCTTGTGGTTCTGAAGGAGCAATACGAGGAAGACACTGCAGACGGCTTCGGTCAGGAGGTCAAAGACCAGTACCGAGTGCTCAGGCTGACCGATGAAGGACGTTATGCCGTCGAGATATGGCGGAATGAGGGTGGCTGGAACATCTCCGACGCTCGTGAGCCAACAGATGGTCGCGGCGCTGCCTGGACTGAAATTCCGTTTACCTTCCTTGGATCGCAGAGCAACGACGCCAATCTCGATGATGCCCCGCTATACGACATGGCGGAGCTGAACATTGCCCACTACCGGAACAGTGCTGACTACGAAGACAGCGCCTATCTAGTGGGTCAGCCGCAGGTATTCATCTCAGGCCTTGATGAGCAGTGGCGTGATCACATGGAAACGAACGGGATCTACTTCGGATCTCGGGCGCCTCTGCTGCTTCCTCAAGGCGGTGCTGCAGGCATTCTACAAGCTCAGCCCAACACGTTAGCCAAGGAGGCAATGGACGCCAAAGAACGGCAGATGATCGCTCTCGGTGCTCGCCTGATCGAGCAGGGCAGTGGAGCCAAGACAGCAACTCAGGAGCAGAACGAGAACGCTGCTGAGCATTCGGTTCTATCGCTTGTCGTCAGTAACGTATCCGAAGCCTACAGCAAGGTGCTGGAGTGGATGGGTCTCTTCATGAATGCCACCGGCAAGATGGAGTACACCCTCAATCAGAACTTTGTCCGCGTACAGATAGACTCGAACCTGCTTGCCAACCTGATCAAGGGCGTACAGGCCGGGCTGATTCCTCAGTCCGACTTCTGGCGTCAGCTGCGTGATTATCAGCTGATTGACCCTGAGAAGAAGGACGAAGCGATCAGAGACGAGCTTGAGACCACGAGTCCCGGGCCAAACTTAGACGACGAGGGTGACGACAATGGCGGCGAATCCAGCGCTGTTTGATGCCACGGTTCGCCATGCCGTCCTACTCGAGCAGCTAAAGGCCAATGAGGTCGCCAAGTTTGCCCCTTTCCTCAAGGAGCTGGATCGAAAGATCAGGGCAAAGCTGAGCGACCCGGACATCACCGAGTACGCACGCAAGCGGCAGGAGAAGCTGCTAGAGCAGGTTGATAGCCTGTTACTAGGTATCTTCTCCCGCTTCACTGACCAGCTGCAGTTGGATCTAGTTGACCTTGCGATGTACGAAGCCCAGTTCGAGGCGTCCAGCCTGAATAATGCTGCAGCAGTGGCTACGGCCAATACCTCAGTAGCGGTGACGTTCGAAGCGGTCTTACCCGGTGCTGCGGCGATCAAGGCGGCAATCCTGACCAATCCCTTGAGCGTGAGAGGGGTAGATGGCGGCAAGCTGCTGGAGGCCTTCATACAAGGCTGGACGCAGACAGAACGGCAAAGGGTGGTCGGTGCGATACGTCAGGGCTTCTTCGAGGGCCAGACCACAACGCAGATCATCCAGGCTATCCGAGGCACAAAGGCTCAGCAGTACAAAGATGGCATTCTGGCTATCACCGATCGTAATGCTTCGGCAGTGGTCAGGACGGCAGTACAGCACGTCGCCAGTCAGGCTCGCAGTGAGACGCTGAAGGCCAATAGTGACGTGGTGACTGAGGTGGAATGGGTTTCAACCCTAGACAGCCGGACCACTCCGCAGTGCAAGACGCTGGACGGGCAACGGTTTCCGGTTGATGCAGGGCCAAGGCCGCCGATCCACATCAACTGCCGGTCAACCATCGTACCGATCACTAAGTTCAGCAAGCTATTCAGCCAAGGCGCTACACGGTCCTCTAAGGGCGCTGAAGGTGGAAAGCAGGTCAGTGCATCACTCAGCTATTACGAGTGGCTTAAAACGCAGCCTGCGAGCTTTCAGGACCAAGCGCTGGGCAAGGCAAGGGCAAAGCTGTTCAGGGATGGTGGATTGAGCGCTGACCGCTTTTCTCAGCTCCAGCTGGACAGGAATTTTTCACCGTTAACGCTTGATGAGATGAGGGCACTTGAGCCCTTGGCATTCGAGCGCGCGGGTATTTAATCCAAGCCTCGGACCTCCGGGGCTTTTTCTTTATGCGGGCTGGGCCTGCAAATCGTCCTTGGGGGACACCATGAGCTTGAAATATCAACTGGACAGCCTGGAAGGGCTGGATGACTCCGTGCGCGCGCTTTACACCGAAAGAGACGGGAAATTCTTCCTATCCATTGAAGGCATTCCTGAAAGCTCGGAGACAGAGGGACTCAAGCGCAAGCTGAACGAGATCCTTAACGAGCGCAAGGAAGAAAAGCGTCGTCGTGAAGAGGCTGAGCGGCTGGCTGAGCAAGAGCGTGCAGCTGCTGAGGAAGAGAAAGCCCGCAAATCAGGTGATATCGAAGCTCTGCAAAAGTCCTGGGAAGAGAAGCACACCAGGGTGTTGACTGAGAAAGAGCAGACGCTTGCCACCCTGCAAGCTCAGATCCAGGCGTTAACTGTTGGCTCAGAAGCCAATCGCCTAGCGTCGGAACTGGCGGTTCAGGGCAGCTCAAGGGCGCTTCTTCCTCACATCAAGTCCAGATTGAGCATGGAAATACGCGATGGCAAGCCGGTTACGGTCGTGCTTGACCATGACGGGCGGCCATCTGCGTTGACCCTTGAGGAATTGAAAAACGAGTTCATCAACGATCCGGCGTTTGCGCCGCTGATTGTTGGTAGCAAGGCTACTGGCGGTGGGGCCGGTGGTAGCCGTAGCGGCGGGGCCGCAAAGAGTTTCAATCAACTAACTGGAATGGAGCGAGTAGAGCTCCGCCGTACCAATCCCGCCGAATACGAGCGCCTGAAAGCGCAGTCGGCAGCTCATTAAGGAAATAAGCAATGCCTACCATTCTCTCTGATGTGGTCTTCCGCGACGAACTCCGCGATTACATCAACGTAAACACCTCCGAGCGCACCGCGTTCTTCGAATCAGGCATTCTGGTTCAGAACAACGACATGGCTCAGCTGTTGGCTAGCCCTTCCAACACCTTCACCATTCCATGGTGGGTGGATCTGGATGCGTCTATCGAGTCGAACTACTCGAACGACGTGTACACCGACATCGCAGTACCTCTGGCGGTGACCAGTGCAAGCATGCAGGCGCGTGCGGCCTACCTGAACGAAGGCTGGAACTGCATGAATCTGGTGAAGAACATCACCAAGCAGGACCCGCTGGAGTTCGTCGCCGGTCGCCTGACCAGCTACTGGCAGCGTGTAGCTCAGCGCCGCACCATTGCCAGCGTTATCGGTATCTACAACGCCAACGTCGCTAACAACGGCGGTGACATGGTTGTAGCTGCGCCCGGAACCATTGATGCGGCTTCGATCATCCGTGCCAAGGCCACCATGGGCGACTACTCCGGTCAGCTGGGCGGCTTGAGCGTGATTGCCATGCACTCGGCAGTACAGACTGAGCTGCAGATTCTCAACCTGATCGACTTCACCCCGCTTGCGGATCAAGTGCCAGAGTTTGGCCGCTTCCAGGGTATGCGTGTTGTGGTTGACGACGGCATGCCTGTGATCGGTACCGGTGCCGAAGCTCGCTACCTGTCTGTGATCTTTGGCCCAGGTGCCATCGGTTACGAAGAGCAGCAGCCGGCAGGCGAAGATGGCCTTGAGTACGAGCGCGCCCCGGATCGTGGCAATGGTGGCGGTACCGAGACCCTGTGGACTCGCCGTAACTATGTCATCCACCCGCTGGGCTACTCCTTCCTGTCCACTACTATCACCGGCACCCCAGGCACTAGCCGTCCTGTGTCGGCTAGCTGGGCTGATCTGGCCTTGGCTACCAACTGGGAGCGCAAGTTCAACCGGAAGGAAGTCCCGCTGGCTTTCGTTACCTCCACTGTATCTGCCTGATCCCATGCTGGCCCCTTCGGGGGCTGGCTGATCTAAAGGAGAAACCGCATGACCATCGAAAAAGACAAGTACATTGACCCGAATGACAAGGCTCGTTGGGGTTTTGGCGGCACGGCTGAAAATATCACTGTCGGACCGCAGACTGTTGGCGAGACCGGCGGCGTAGAGACGGCCCGTACTCCGGTAGATGAGACGGCGGCCCGTAACAACGGCGGCGGTGCTGACGAAGCTACTGGTACCGCAGCATCCTCAAGCGACAGCCTGACCAAAGACCAGATCAAAGCCCAGCTTGACGCCAAAGGTATCGAGTACAGTGCCACGGCCACTAAGGCCGAACTGCTGCAACTGCTTAACCAGGAGTAAGAAACATGCTGATCATCGAATCTGGGGCCGGAGATCCAGACGCAGAGAGTTACGCAACAGCAGCGGAGTTGGTCTCATATGCCACTAAGTTCGGCGTGACCATTCCTGCTGAGGAAGCTGCTCAGGAAGCATTGCTGCGCCGTGCCGCCCTTGCGATGAATGGCATGAAATGGAAGGGACGACGCACTCACGAGGAACAGGCTTTGGCTTGGCCTCGTGAGGGTGTTCAGGTTGACGGTGCATACAAGCGCTCAAATTACATCCCGCGAGAGATCTTCTACGGCCAGTTAGCTCTGGCTGGCGAGATCCATGCGGATGACCTGACGCCACCTGAAACACGGCAGGGCGCGGTGATTCGCAAACGCGTAGAGGGTGCGGTAGAGGTTGAGTATGCCCAGATCAACAACACGTCAGGCAGGCTGCTTCCAGCGGCTCCTAACCGGCCAAGCCAGACACAGTTTGCCGACTACCTGGACCGACGCGGGCTTTTCGCAGTGAGGGCATAGCATGGCTTTCTACGATGAGATGGCCGACGTTGCCCTGGAGCTGATTGCAGAGTTCGGCCAGACCGTCACACTCCAGCGTACCGAAGCAGGCGAATACGATCCTGAGACCGGCACAACGGGTGATGGAGTGGCACAAGAGCAGCCAGCTCAAGGCATCCTGCTCGACTATGAAGGCATTGAGTTTCAGAACAACACCCAGATCCAGCAGGGCGACAAGAAGCTCAAGATCGCTGCCAAGGACCTCCAGTGGCCTCCTGAGCTAGCCAACAAAGCAGTCATCCAAGGCAAGGCCTATAGCGTCATCAACGTTAACGAGACCAACCCAGCTGGTACTCCGCTGGTCTACACGCTGCAGGTGAGATCATGAGAATGTCGATACGTGAAGACGACCCTGGGTACGAAAACTACCAGCGTTATAGCCGCAGCACAGTATTCCTCGGTGGCAAAGAGGTCCGGTTCTGTATCACAGCAGACGAGGAAGAAGGCGTGGTGGTCCGGTACAAGACCTACTCAGACAGCAGCCTGATGGTAGCCAATGGCGAGATCCAGCAGGAAACGCTCAAAGGAAAGGTCAGGATAGTGCCGACGCTATGAGAGAAACCAACTTTGCCCTAAACATCAGGGAATGGGCGGAGAAGGCGGAAGGCGCGATCGATGAGACGATTCGAGCGATAGTGATCGAGATCGGCTCCTCTGTTATCCGCATGTCTCCTGTCGACACTGGCCGATTCCGCGGCAACTGGCAGTTCAATCTGGATGCTCCGGCATTGGGACAGTTGGAGACCACTGACAAGGACGGCGCTGAAACCATATCCAGGCTAGTGGCAGAGGCTAATAGCTTCACTGCCGGCCAAGTGGCTTACATCGTCAACAACCTGCCTTATGCGGTCGAGCTTGAGTATGGGCACAGCCAAAAAGCACCGCAGGGGATGGTGAGAGTGACCGTGGCCCGCTTCCAGCAGATCGTCCGAGAGGCGGCAAGGTTGAATCAGGTATGAGCCATCGCATTATCCGCTCGCTAATGGAAACCCGGCTTGCTGCCTGGGCCAAGACCAAGAATCTCAGAGTCGCTTATCAGAACCAGAATTTCACACCGGACGCAGGCGAGACCTACTTAGCGACTGCCACACTTCCCGCATTGACCGACAGTGAAACGCTGGACGGAACGCATCGGGAATACACCGGCATCTTTCAGGTCAGCGTTGTGACCCCAGCAGGGAAGGGCGCCGGGGCAGGGGAAGCCTTGGCGGATGAGCTTGCCGCTCTGTATCCGCTCAATGACCGCCTAAGCAAGGGTGCGTTTATCGTCCAGATCATCACGCCTGTTGCAGTAGCTAGAGCTATCCAGGGTGACACCAGCTTTACCGTGCCGTGCTCATTTACCTACCGAGCAGACACTATCTAACCCGCCCGTTGGGCAAGCCAAGACCCGCCTAGTGCGGGTTTTTTATTGACTAAAAACTGCCAACGGCAGAGAGGACTATTACATGAGCGTTACATTGATTAACGGCTTGACTATCGATTTTTCGCGATCATTCGCGGATGAGGCGACTGTCACCGCGCTGACGAACGCAAACCCTGCCGTGGCTACTGCAGCAAACGATTTCGCAAATGGCGACGTTATCCTCCTGAACTCAGGATGGGAGAGCGTAAACGACCGTGCTTTCCGCGTGAGCAACGCTACTGCTGACGGGTTTACGGTTGCCGGTTTGAACTCCACGAATACTGTCGCCTTCCCTCAAGGCAATGGTGTAGGCACAGCGCGCCAAGTATCAGAGTGGGTGCGCATCAGTCAGGTTACCAACTTGGCTTTCAGCGGTGGTGAGCAGAACTACTTCCAATACCAGTTCCTTGAGTCACGCATCCAGAAGCAGATCCCGACCTACAAGGCGGCAATGGCTTTCACCCTGACCATTGCAGACGATCCCACTCTTCCGTTCTACCCGGATCTGGAGCAGGCAGACCAAGACCTGATGATTCGCGTTGTTAGATTCAACAATGCTGACGGCTCCACGAACCTCTACCCGGTTTACGTAGGCTTCAACAACAACCCTACAGGCGATATCAATACCGCCGCTACAGTTACGGTAGCCTTTGCGCTTGCCGGTCCAGTAGTCCGCTACGCTCGCTGAGGTGATGCATGACCAAGGTACTTTTCAAGCTTGATCCCAACCCAACCTTCGAAGCGCTGGTTGCCATCCCTGTCCCGGGCGGCTCCAAGGCAGACGTGAAGTTCACGTTCAAGCATCGCTCCAAGACGGAACTGGAAGACTTCCTAAGCACCAACAAGGATATGGACGACACCACACTGGTGAAATCCATTGCGGATGGCTGGGAACTGGACGATGAGTTCAACGACGAGAACATTGGGCGTCTGCTGAACAACTACATCGGGGCGGGCTCGGCGATCTACGTCAAGTACCTTGAAGAGCTGTACCAGGCCAAGCGTTTAAACTGATCGGCGCTGCTCGGGCGCTGTATCGGAAGCAGCCAAAGGCTTCTGATCTAGCGGCGTTCGGGCTTACCCCTGACCTCCTGGGCAGCATCGATTACCCGTTATGGCCTGAGAACATGCAGGCCTTCCAAGTCTTCGAGGCCATGATGACGCAATGGCGTTGTGGTCCCGGAGGCCCTACCGGCCTTGTGTACAGCGAGATCCCGGTTGTCATGCGGTATCTATCCATTCCTGAAGCAGACCATGGCGAAGTCTTCGACGCAGTACGCGTGATGGAGAGCGCCGCGCTTGAAGCCATTCACCAAGAGAAATAGCCATGGCAAATGATATTGCTTCCCTTGGCCTAAGGGTTGACTCAAGCGAAGTAGATAAGGGCACGGAAAGCCTACAGCGGTTCACTCAAGCCGGCTCCAAGGCTGAGGCGGAAGTCAAAAGCATAGGCACCGCTTCTGACCAGACCACGCAAAAGGTTAGGGCGGCTAATCAGTCGTTAAATCAGGCTAATGCTGCATTAAAACAGACTGAAATATCAGCCAAGCAGACAGCCGCTGCGCTTAGAGGCGTGCCGGCTCAGTTCACTGATATTGCCGTCTCCCTACAGGGCGGGCAAAGTCCTCTGACTGTACTGCTTCAGCAAGGCGGGCAGCTGAAGGACATGTTCGGCGGGATTGCTCCTGCTGCGCGCGCCCTGGGTGGATATGTTGCGGGCTTGATCAACCCCTTTACTGTTGCTGCCGCAGCAGCCGCCGCGCTTGCCGTAGCTTATAAGCAGGGCAGTGATGAGGGCTCAGCCTTCCAGCGTGCTCTGATTGTTACCGGCAACCAGTCGGGCCAGACCGCTGACAGCATGGCGAACCTTGCCAAGCAGGTCAGCTCGGTAACTGGAACCACCGGGGCAGCTGCGGATGCACTGACGCAGATCGTCGCCACCGGCAAGATTGCCAGCGATCAGTTCAAGAACATCGCTATCGCTGCGGTGGCGTTTGAAAGTGCTACTGGGCAAGCAGTCGAGGATACGGTTGCCCAGTTCCAGAAGCTTGCAGAAGATCCGGCCAAGGCTTCCGCTGAGCTTAACGAGCAGTACCATTACCTGACTGCTGCGGTTTATGAGCAGATTAGAGCTCTCCAGCAGCAGGGCGACACAGTAGGTGCGGCGAACCTTGCCGAAGAGACCTACGCCAACGCACTGAAAGCGCGGGCGGATGCGGTCAAGCAGAATCTAGGTGCTATTGAGGGTGCCTGGAATAGCGTCAAAGGCGCGGCCAAGGCGGCATGGGATGCCATGCTTAACGTCGGTCGTGAGCAGACGATTGACGAGCAGATCGCTTCTGTCCGGGCAGATCTTGAGAAAGCTGCCAATCAGAAGTCCAGAAGCTTCGTTGATCAGGCGCTGGGCCAGGGTGACTTCATCACGCCAGAGGCTCAGGCTGGCCTCAAGCTGCGCCTTCAGTTCCTGGAGCAGCAAAAGGCCACACAGCAAGGCATTGCAGCAGCTCAGAAACTGTCGGCCGAACAGAACGAAAAGGCTATTGCTGCCCAGCAGAAGATCGACACGATCACTCAGTCATCATTAAGCAAGGCTGAGCAGCGCAACAAGGCCATCACTGACTACAAGAAGCTTCTTGAGGACATCAGGAAGGTCAATCCGAACGACGAGCGCTTGAAGCAAAGCAATGTCGATCGGGTGATTGCCGACCTGAACGAGAAATACGCCGATCCGAAAGGACCTAGGGCCAGAAAGCCTGCAGCCTATCAGGACGACGCAGCCACTCGGATGCTTCTTAGTCTGCAAGAGCAGGAAGCGACTCTTAGAGCGCAACTCTCTACAACAGACAAGCTTACTGCTTCCGAGAAAGCGCTTGCTCAGTTTACGCAGCAGATAGCGGATATCCGAGAGAAGAAGACTCTAACTGCTCAACAGAAAAGCCTACTCGCTGACGAACTTCAAATCAGGGCGCAGCTTGATCAAAACATCCAACTGGAAAAGCAGATAACGAGGCGCGAACAGCTGAACAAGCTGCAAGCCTTCCAGCAGTCTCTTGAGGCCAGCAGAGCTCAGGAGCGCGAGGGATACGCCGACCAACTGGCCGGCTCAACGCTAGGCCCAGAGGCACGGCAAAGGCTCCAGGCCGAGCAGAAGATCAGGCAGGACTATCAGCGTCAGCTTGAGCGGGCTGCGCGCGATCGTACCAACGGCTCAATAACTGAGGATGCCTACCGGGCGGAGACCGAAGCGCTCAAGCAGAACCTGGACGAACGTCTGGCAATGCAGCAGGAGTATTACTCCGCGCTGGATGAACTGAACGGCAATGCAGCGGTAGGCGCTCAACGTGCAATAAGCGAGTACAGCGAGCAAGCCAAAAACATAGCGGACCAGACACAGAGCTTTGTTGGTGGAACGCTTGAGAATCTGACGACAGGCATTGCTGACAGCCTGACCGATGCAATAACCCACACCAAAGACCTTGGTGATGCGATGGCAAACCTGGGGGAGACGATCCTTACCCAGGTGGTTAGCTCACTGATTGAGATGGGCGCACGGTACGCCATCAACGCAGCGTTGGAGGTTGCTGGTTTAACCACCGTGCAGACCGCCAAGGCAGCGCTGGGTGCTACCGCAGGGGCAGGTTATGCCGCTGCTGTGACAGGCCAGTCTACAGCCGAGGTTAACCTTGCTGCATTGAACGCCTTCGCCTCTACCGCGGCTATTCCTATCGTTGGTCCTGCATTGGCTCCAGCGGCAGCGGCAACAGCAGCGGCAGCTACGGCACCATTTGCAGCGGCAGCGATTGCAGCAGCTTCTTCTGCAATTGCAGGGGCTGCCACGGGTGGCTTCTCTGAGGGTGGTTATACCGGTCCGGGTGGTAAGTACGACCCAGCCGGTATCGTCCACAAAGGCGAGGTGGTCTGGTCGCAGGCTGATATTGCACGTGCGGGTGGTGTAGCGACGGTTGAGTCACTGCGTAAAGGCTACGCGCCGAATGGCAATGCCGGCCTGGCTGGTACGGCTCCGGGCAAGTCAGGCGGTGGCGGAGTAGTGGTGAACCTTCACGAGGACGCCAACAAGGCTGGGCAGGTTCAGCAGATCAACAACTCAGGCGGCGGCATGACCATGGACGTGTTCGTATCGAACATTCACCAGGGCGGGCCGGCAGCCAAGGCATTCGAGCAGACCTATGGACTTAGAAGGGTAGGACGATGACGGTTCTGGAGCAGTTTTACGCATCAGGCGGATCGGATGTAAAGATAGTCACCCTGGAGCTGTCCTGTCCCGCCTGGGAGAAACCTGTCTATTTGTGTAAGGCCTATGAGGATGTGATGGCTGCAACCGAAACTGGCGAGGTGGTGACATACCAAGGCTGCGGTATGGATGTGGCCCTGCCCAAGCGGGACAACAGCGGGAATCAGACGCTGAACTTCGCCATTGATAACGTCACCGGCGAATCTCAGAAGTTGATCGATGAAGCCTTGGATACCAGACAGGTGATTAGTCTGGTGTTCAGGGTGTATCTATCCAGCGACCTGTCCGGCCCAGCTGAAAAGCCTTACCGAATGAAGGTGAAGGGCGGGTATATACAGGGCGTCACCTCTCAGCTGTCTTCCGGCTATTACGACCTGTTGAACCTTGCTTGGCCCCGCCGCAAGTACACCTTGGACTTCGCTCCCGGCCTACGGTACGTGTGATGCTGGGATTTCGCGACTTGGTGGGATATGGTTCTCACTTTTCGCGAAGGGGTTGGCTTATGAGAGTCAGGGCAATACTGGTTTGCTTGATGGTTATATTCCTGTCTGCATGTGCTTCTAGCGGGCAGGAGATAACGCAGCAGCAGATAGATCAGATAGTTAAAGGGCAAACCACAAAGCCTGAGCTTCTTTCCTTATTAGGTCGGCCGCAGTCGGTTATGTCCAACTCAGACGGCACAGAGATCCTAACGTGGGCCTATGCCCATGTGGGGTTCATGGGTAGCAACGTGAAGTCCACTGGCCTCAGTGTTGTCATTGGGCAAGATGGAAAGGTTGCCAGCTACTCAACCACGCAATACGGGCAGCCATCCGTTAGATACGGATACTAAACAGACCTACTCATAAACCCGCTTCGGCGGGTTTTTTATTGGGCGAAATATGACCCTGAATGACTATTTCTCTGCCGTCTACCTGGATGGCGGAAGAGGCGAAACCGTGGACGGCATTCGCCGGTTGGACTGCTGGGGGCTTGTCCGCTCGGTAAGGCATGAGGTCTACGGGCTGCCTCTTCTGCCGAGCTGGGGGCATATCCGGCACACCATGGCTCGAGAGTTCACCAAGGCTGCTCATGAAGGAGTTGGAACTATGGTCAGCTGCGAGCCAAGGGTGGGCGCAATCGTCTGCCTTTGGCGAGGCTCGATCTGTGTCCATGTGGGGGTGGTGGTTGAGGTAGACGGTCGGCTCCACGGCATGGAAATGCTTCAAACGGGTGTTTCCGTGAAGCCACTCAACAAGTTTCTTGAACGATATCCTAGAGCGAGCTTTCACTTTGATCAGCATTTACCCAAGCAAGCTTGAGGGCGAACCTCTAGAAAAGCATTACACCGAGTCGGTGATGACGCTTGATAAGTGGCTTTCGATCAACGTCAAGAGCTATGAACGGCGTGCATCTCCGCCTATCAGCATTGAAATAAACGGTTTGCTGATTGATCCCGAGAATTGGGATTCGAAATTGTTTAGCCCAGAAGACGACGTTCGGATCTACCCTGAGCCCAAGGGCCTCGAAGCAGCAACAATCGGCATCATTGCAGCGGCGGCGGCAGCGGCGGTTGTGGCTGCGGTTATCTTTCTGCGGCCTAACGTCAAGACTCCTGGGTCGTTCGACCAGCAAGGCAAGTCGCTCAATCTGGCCCGAAGCAAGGGCAACCAAGTCAAGATTGGGGACGTCATCCGTGAGGCTGCCGGCAAGAATAGGATATACCCTGACTACCTACTTCCTCCCCGTCATTACTTCGAAAACACCCGGATTCAGTGGGCGGAACTGCTGCTGTGCGTAGGCGTAGGCGAATTTCAGATTGACCCGGGCGCGGTAAAGGTTGGTGAGACCTCGCTTGCATCGCTGGGTAATACCGCGTCCTACAAGATCTTCGGCCCCGGCGAGGATCTTTCTGGCGAAACAGCTGCAGACTGGTGGCATCCATCCACCGAGGTTGGATCCACAAGTACTGGCGGCGCAGGCCTGACGCTTAAGTCCACGTTTGCCATTGATGAGCAGCCCGCAGCTGATACATACCTGTTCTCTGGCTATCAGATAAGCGTTCCCACTGAGGCGGGCTGGTTCCCCATTGGCTGGCAGCCCGGCCTCATTGCACGAGTAGAGGTGATGTATCCCTACACCTATACAAGTCCAAGTAATGGCGGGGCAATTATTATCAGTGGCCCGCATATCTCCATGATTAACCCTTATGTAGGTATGCCTATTGAAATCACTGGAGATAACGCAGGCTTCTACGTGGTAGCCAGCTATCAGCCGTTCGAGGAAGGCGGGCTAGGGGAGGACGATACTCCGGCCACAATAACGCTCAACTATGCGAGTGGTGCGCCGGCTAATGGCCTGCAAACCGGAAACCTGTACAGCTGTATCGGTTATCCTGGTCTGCGTTACCGTATAACATCCGTGTCAGATGATTCTGTAAGCGATGATGACAATTCTACTGTCGACCATGGCCCGTCAACTATTACAGTAGAGCGGCTGACGGATACTGGTGCTGTTGATGACGAATGGCCCGGCTTTGATACGTTCAATAACGCGACACCAGTCATAGTGCTGGATGCTTCAACTATTGAAGGTGACTGGGCGGGACCATTTGCAGCCTGCCCGGAGGGTGAAGTCACCCAAGCCTTGGAGGTCGATATTTTCTTCCCGCAAGGGTTGGTCGACTTCGATACCAAGAAAGGCAGCAAAAAACCGTTCTCTTGTACCGTTGAGCTGCAGTATAGGGATATGGATACGCTTAACGCTTGGAGTTCAGTACGGTTTAAATATACCAACAAGACGTCTGACCAGCTTGGATACACCGAGCGCGTCAATCTGCCTTCGGCCATCCGGCCAGAGGTCAGAATGCGACGTATCGGCCAGGAGTCTACCGCTACCGACAAGTATGACCGCGTTCAGTGGTATGCCCTAAAAGCCCGCCTGGACAAGGCTCCAAAGGCCTATGAAGGCGTCACAGTGATGTCCGTCTACATCCGTGGCGGTGATCAGCTTTCAGCCCAATCTGAGAGTCAGGTTTCAGTGGTAGCCACCCGTAAGCTGCCGCGCCTCGTGGGTGGCACTTGGACGGATCCAGTCGCTACCAGGGATATCGTTCCTTGGGTTGGGTATATCGCCAAATCCATAGGCTATGTCGATGATGACTTCGACCTGGACGAACTGGAGCGGCTTGGAGAGGTTTGGAGCGATCGACGTGATTACTTCGACTATGCCGTTGAGGACAGCAGCACAGTCAAGGAATGCATCAGTGATGCGCTGACGGCAGGCTTTGCTGAGTTCACCCTTGAGCGCGGCAAGCTCAAGCCGGTGCGGGATGAGCCTCGGAGCGTGTATGGGCAGATGTACTCGCCCCAGAATATGACCGAGCCTCTAAAGCGCAGCTTTACGCTTCCATCTCCCGATGATTACGACGGGGTGGATATCAAGTACACCGACGAGAAAACCTACGCAGACGAGACTGTTAAGTGCCGACTGCCTGGGGATGGGGGGAACACGGTTAAGGAGATCACTCTTAACGGCGTGACTAACCGAGACCGGGCTTGGAGGATAGGGATGCGGCGCCGCAGGGAATATGCCTACCGCACCAAAAGCTACAACTTCTCTACGGAACTGGCCGCGCTTAACAGTGGGTATCTGAGCTATGACGTAGTGGCCGATGACGTTCCAGGCTATGCCCAGAGCGCGATCCTGGAAGACTTCATGGCAATGGATGGCATGAGTGTGCTGGTGAGCTCTGAGCCGCTTCAGTGGCAGGAAGATCAGCAGCATGTGGTTCTACTGCGCCGCCCAGATGGATCCACCAGTGGTCCCTGGCCTGCATCCAAGCTTGACGATTACCGGATGACCATTGGTGATCTGGATTTCGTTCCGGATACCAGCTGGGAGATTGAGCCGCCTCATTTGCTGTTCGGCACCGTGAAGCGTTCCGGCTACCCCGTTCTGATTACTTCAATTGAACCAGGCGAATACACCGCTGATGTAGAGGCGGTCGGTTATGACGAGCGCGTCTATGCCGATGACAATAACGTCGCGCCGGAGGACGCATGATCACATACCCAAAGGAGTTGCCCAGGCCGTTACAGGATGGGTATGAGCTACAGACCGCAAGCCCAAAGGTTGAGACCTCTTTCCAGAGCGGACGCACGATCGAAAGACGGGCGTTCACTTCGGTTCCAACCCAGGCGTCGGTCAAGTGGCTGATGACCGAATCGCAGGCCCGATACTTCGAGGCTTGGTTTGAAGAGGTCCTGGTATCCGGTACCAAGTGGTTTGAGTGCGAGCTATCTACCCCGCTGGGGTTCGCACCTTATACCGCACGGATTAGAGGTATGTATGACGGCCCCATCCAGATAACCAAAGGATGGTGGCAGTTCACCGCAACCCTTGAACTGAGAAAGCGGCCGCTTATTGAGCCGGGCTGGGCGATCTACGCGCCTAAATACATATTGATGGCAAACATCTTCGACAAAGCTTTAAACGCTGAGTGGCCGGAATCTAGATATCAAACTTATATGGACGCCTTTGATGATGGTATATATCGCTGGCCAGAATCAAAGAGCGAATAGGGTGCAGTATGTCTATTAATGAGGCGTCTCTTAGGGACAGGGTTCTTGAGATTTTTCATATAGATCTTGATACGGGAACGTTTATCAGGAAAAGCGATATATGTAACCGCAAGGCTGGAGAAATAGCTGGCACAGTAAGGCCAGATGGTTACAGACAGATCAGTATTGATAACAAGACTTACCTTGAGCATCAGCTGATTATGTTGGTTTCGCTAGGCTACCTTCCAGAACTGATTGATCATCTAAACGGCGATAAAGCTGATAATAGGCTGGAGAATTTAAGGCCAGCTACAAGCTGTTTGAACGCGCGAAATCAGCGACTTAGTGCCGCTAACAAATCAGGAGCTACTGGGGTTCGTTACAGGGCATCGAGAGATGCTTATGAGGCCTACTGGGACCTAGGTCATGGAGTCAAAAAGCACAAATGCTTCCGATGCGACAAATATGCTTCCCCGGATGAAGCATTAAATGAAGCAATACGTTATCGAAAAGCAATGATTGATGCGCTTAACGAAAAAGGCGCTGGATATACAGATCGGCACGGTAGCTCTCGTGCTTGATAGAACCATGATTCTGGCAGATATCTGAAGTCTGCCAGCTTGACCTACCTACACCGTACCTAACCTAATCCCTATTTAGACACGGCCCCACGGACGCTGTGGGCATTTGCTCGTCTGGAGAAAAGTACATGGCTTTTAATACCCGTCATCCTGTTGGCTCTACCGACCCGCGCGACCTATACGACAACGCAACGAATTTCGACAAGCTCATCAATGGATCAGATCCTTTCTATGCTGATCGACTTGGGCGTCAGCGCTTGTCGTGGTCAGGCATGGAGGAGGACTTCAATAACGCTCAGGCGGGGCGAGCTACAGCATTTGAAGACTTCCTTCAGCGCTCTGGATTCGTCATTGTGGGCGACTATGGCCCCAACATCACGCTGACTTCTCGCAGCCAGCTTATAGTTCGGGATGGCTACCTTTATCGGCTCTCATATGCCACGACGATACCCTATACCACGACCGGCAATTGGGATCTCGAGAAAGGTAATTTTGTCCTGCAGAATCAGGAGGACGCGCTACGTCAGGATCTAACTAACAATACTGACCTGACTAAAGGGGCTTCTTTAATTGCAGGTGTTGCGCGAGTCGTACCTAACATCGCCGCCCTTAGAAAACTTCCGTCTATAAGCAGTCGTTCGGCCCTGGTTCTCGGTTACAACACCATAGGTGACGGCGGAAGTGGGGACTTCTATCTTGATCCAGCTGACAAGACCAGTGCTGACAACGCTATTACCGTGATCGTCGCGGCCGACGGCGGTCGCTGGAAGCTGGAGCATGATGGTCATGTGGATCTCTATCAGGCTGGCTGTGTAGACGATGGCGTTACTGACAACACAGCGAAAGTTCAGGCCTTGGTTAACCTAGCTATTGCAACTGACGCATTCGAGATTCTTATTCCCAAGGTGGGCCCTGGTAAGTCATTCCGGATAACCGCGCCTATCACTATCAATGGTGGGCTTAAGATTTCTGGGGAAGGATGCGAGCCGCATACATCCGTCAGCGGTTCAGGTCAAAATTCCAGAGGCAGCGGCTCTTGGTTCTACCTGGACCATACGGGAAAGGGGTTCTCGATAAGCGCCGGCACCTCGTCAGATAATAATTCGGCCTCTACTGGCGTGCAGTTCAACGGTGTAGGCACAATTCGCAAGCATACACTCGTTGCCGGAGCTACCACTGCGTTTACCCCAACCGAGGCTGATTATGATTTTGACGTCAATAATGCCGACGTTTCACTGGAGAACGTTACGACACTGAATCCATACAAGGCAGTTCGTCTTGTAAACGGCTCATATGGTCGCCTGACTATCAGAGGACTAAGAGGCCAGCCTCTTTCGCAAGGTGTCGTGATTGAAGAGTCGTATGATACATGCCGTATTCTGGACGTTCAGTTCTGGCCCTTCTGGAGCCACGATCAGCGCGTCTGGAATTACACTCTGGCAAATCTGCGATCCTTTGTATCCGTACGGAACGACAACCCGTTCTATCAGAATATTTTCTCGATCTTCCATAATATTGGGTTCAATATCCTGGGTAGCGACAAAGGAACAACAAATAAGGCGAAAGTCTTTGGAGCCGACATTGATCGTGGCATGTATGGCATCGTACAGGATTCGACATCAAGCGGCGCATCCGCTCTATTTGTAGGCTTCTCAGCTCAAGGTGAGAGCGGAGTGACCGGAAACAATAGCGGCATTCTCTTGAGCGGAACTGGCGGCGAATTCACCTTCGAAGCTCCTGATCTGCGGGTTTACAACGGCAACTGCCTCAGGGTCTATGGCACGAATAACAGCGTCGTTGTCAGCAACCCTAAGATGGCGAGCTTCAACAAATCGTCCCTCGGATATCCAGCTGTTGAAGTGGGTGCCAATAACCGGGTAGACATCGTTGGCCGCGTCCGCATAGGGGATACCAATAACGGCGCTTTCTATGCGGGGGCTGGCACTATTCGAGCGCCTGGAGAAAGCGGAAGCACATCTGCTACCACGAATGGGGCCGGACAGGTTGTCGTTACTCATGGAGCTGGATATGTACCGGGCAAGGTGTTTGTTGCCGTAACTGGCGGTGGCAATGGTGCCACAGCTCAAGTTACTGCAAAGACCTCCACAACATTTACTGTCAACTTCTACAACGGTACTGCGGCTCTGGTTAATACGGCAGTCGCTTTCGATTGGGAGCTTAAGCTTTAAAAGCTGACCGGCAATGATTGACACGCATCTCATAAGATCTGTGATGTGCGTCAATCATCGGCTTTTCTTGGATACACAGATTGTTTTGTCTATCATCTCGATTGTTTCTGAATCCATACAATTGAGTAGTGATAATTGACGTTATTAATGGCGGAAAAGGATTTTAGCGCAGTCACCGTCGCAGTCCGAAAAAACAAGGTAAAGCTCCTCGCCTCGGCAGTATTGATATCAATATGCCTTTTTCTATTTCAGGTATTTAGCTCTGGCTTTGGCAGATTTATGCCAGCTATTCACCCGGACTGGTCAAGCCATGCATCTACGACCAGGGCTGTGTACCTGGGTAAGGACTTTGATTCCCCGGCAGTAAAAGCAACTCTGGAAGAGTTCGCTTACTATCCACGCTTAACATATGAAACGTCCGCATGGCTGGCGAAGGCGCTTGGAATAAGCGATTTGCAAGGCTTAACGCTAGTCACGCATCTTTCCATAATTCAAGCCTGCGTATTTTTTGCGCTGAGACTATGCACTCTCTTTTCCGAGAGACAAGTGTCAGCGACAGCAAAGCTTTTTATCGTCCTATCGCTGTATATATCAGCTAATTATCTGTGCCTTGGTTTCAGAAACCTGATAGTCACAAACTCCTTTATATCGCAAGCCGCATCACTGGGTATTGCGCAGCTGCTCATATACCTTGCGGCTGTCAGACCAAGTGCTGTTAAGCATTGCGCGATCATGATCGCCTCTTCCTTCGTTTTATCCCAGACACACATGGTGGGCTTCGTATGGTGTATAGGGGTGCTGATTGTCATGTCATTAGGGATGCCGAGGGCTACTATTCTGAAAAGAATAGTGCTCGCTGGCGTTGGAGTCCTGATATTTGCCGCCTTTCTGTTTTCCTCTGAAGGGCTGATGGAGACGCTTAAGGTTGCCGGCACGGGTGGAGCGCTTGCTGCCTGGAATGGAAGCATCTCTAGAGAGAGGATGGTTATTGTAGTGCCGGCAGTGATATACGCTGCTGCGCTGATCGTATTCGCTCAGGCATACATCCAAAAGAGAGTCACCCTAGAGCAGGCTATGTGGTATGGAGCTGGATTTATCTGTCTCGGCCCTCTGATCGCCGCATCTGCATACACGGCGATTACTAAGGGTGGAAACTGGTATCCAGTAGCGAAATGGGTATATACCCTAATACCAGAGATGCTCCTATTCCTCGCGCTGCTATGCAGTAGGGCAAAGGTAGCTTCAGTCTCTACCTGGAAGGTTTCCATTTTAGGTCTGGTTATTTGCATTGCTGCTCAGCTTCCTATTACAAGGCCCGCAGTTGACCTTGAAACAGCTATCCTTGCTGAGAGCGGAGTGAAGTCCATTCCATCAGAACGTATTTATCCAGGGCTTGTGGTTGACCATCCAGCAATCAACTACTTTATCGCTCGGTCTATCCTCGAGATCCCGTACGATAATGAAACGTGGAATTGGATGAGGGCTGCGGGCAAATCTGATAAGTATCTTTCTGCAAAGTCATTTATCGGTGTTATTCCTGCAATCCCATCAGACCGACGCATTAAATTTAGAAACGACAGAGAGAACCGCTCAGTTGCCCAAAGAATGATTGACCAGAGATGGTGGCCCATAGAGGACCGCTACGTCTGGGCAGCAAACTCTCCTGCTCACTTATCATTTATTGCAGAGCAAAGACCAGCCAAATTCATTGCTGAGATTGTTCCTAACCTCCCAAAGGGGGTTGATGAGCGGACCTTTGAAGTCTATATGAATGGGATAAAGCTCAACGACTTGAAAGCAGATCGTATGGAATGGGGCTCGCCAATTGAATATGAAGCGGCTATCCCTGATGAAGCTGTAAAAGACAGCGGTGAGGTAGATATCCAGTTCGTATGGAATAAGCTTAAACAGGATGATCCAGGTTTGGCACTTTTGAGCGTGAAATATCTATAAGGGAATGTATGCGCAAGATTATTGCCATTAGTGCTGCACTGCTTGCAGGGTGTGCAAGCGAAGGGAGAATCGAGAAGCGTCCGCCGTCCATGGAGTCAATATCTGGCAAGACTGTTGAAGCCTATATGGAATGCCTGATTCCAGAGCTGGAAGACTCCAGGCGCAAGGTCGAGGTCAGCGGGGATGCTGATCACAAGAAGATTGTGGTACCGCAGTTTGTATCGCCCATGACTGCAGCCGTGATATTCGTTGACAGAACATCACGAGGGATTGAGATCAGTGTTCATGAGCGATCAGCTAATAATCCGATCCGCCCAAAGGATATTCTTGCTGCAGCCAAGCACTGCATCTAGAACCATCCATTCTTCAGGCCCTTGTTGACGACAGCAAGGGCTGAAAGAGCCATGAGGATAGACAGGATTAGGATGTTGCGGATCGTCTTGTTCATCTTGAATGCTTGCGTTGTGTCCATGACCAGCAAGCAAGGCGCTCCAGGCTTATGACCACATCCCAAGGGTCAAGCTCGAAACCTTGCTTCGTCAATTCCTTCCGGGCCATTGCCACCAGCATCTCGACGGACTTTGGGTTCTGGCAAAGGGAAGGGGGTAGGGCGTTTGACTCAAACAGCCTCTTTCCCTTTGTATCATATGCGACAAATATCAAAGGGCTATTATGGGTTCGGTGCTCGAACTCTATCTTCAGAGGCGACAGGCCTTTGATGATGACTGACTTGGCTTTGCTGTAACTGCTCATGTGTGATCCGTCTCACATAATGCGGCAGTATATCAGCTAGTCTGTATGCGTCTCGATACAAAGCATGCGCTCACCGTTGATCACACGCCCGATCATCACAAGGTCGAACTGCTGCCCATCCTTTCGCGTCAGCCTCATCCCATCGACCGAACCATATAGCCCAGCATTTCGCTCATGAAACTCCAGGCGGCCATTCGGATCTCGTCTCACGACGCCATGATCTTCGCTCAGGTTGTAAAACTCGAAAGCCGACTGCTCAATGATGCCGGCCAGCTTGCCGTTCGTGTCCCTGAGTTCGTAGATTCCTCCTTTGAGGAAGTCGGGGGAGTAGGTAGCCAATGCCTCAGCTGCCCATAGCTTGGCCGAGTCGATGACCTCCATCATGTCCGACCAACGGTCTTTGTTGATCGCTCCAGTACTCAGCAATCGGTCGGCAACTTCTTTCATGTAAGAGGTATGGTGTTCAGGTAGGCGCACAAGGGCATGCTGGTCGTTAGCCAGTCGATCCCATTCGGCAATTGAAGTGCTCATAAGAGGGTCCGTTCTACTGAGGATGCATACAGTAGTCGGAAAGAGGGAGGGTGGCTAGTGGGCACCTGCTAGGTGAAGTTCATCCCTTGAATCGTTATGATTCATAACTATATGGTTCCGGTCCGCAATTATTTTGGACCCATTGATGCCGTTGGGCTGGAGAGGGCTGGATTTTGAGTGTTTGCGGACCGGAAATAGGGCTGTAACCCGCATGAATGCTGGTTTTGTCTCGGGACTTAAAATCCCTCGGAGGAAACTCCGTGCCGGTTCGATTCCGGCTCCGGGCACCATATATATCAAGGGCTTAGGTTGTTTTCGACCTAGGCCTTTTTTATTGCCTGCAAGAAAAGTAAGCGCATAGTAAGCAGTTTGGAAATAGTCTCGCCGTCTGTCGAAAAATCTTTTAAAGCTTATTGCTATGTCGCCGATAGCTACTTGGATATACCGACTATCTTTCTGCTGGCATAAAAAGCATGGAGGCGTTATGCGTAAACTGTTGATCCTTTCTCTGCTTCCGATCTCGGCATTAGCGGTTGAGGATAAGGAGGTTTCATACTGTGCGGCTGTAAACAATGCTGTGGAGCGCTTAGAGTGCTATGACTCTATTGCTGCTAAGCATTCATTAGCTCCAATACTTGAAGCAAAAGCAATAGAGGGCATAGGTAGCTGGGAGGTGACTACGAAAGTAGACCCACTTAACGATAAGAATGTTTACTTGGCGGGACTAAGTGCAGCAACAGGCTCAGGACGCTACGGTGACAAGGTTGTCATGCTCATCCGTTGTGCTGAAAATAAGACCGATTTAATTATCAATTGGAACTCCTATTTAGGCCGAGAAGCTGAAATTATCTTCCGAATAGATAAACAAAAGGCTCAGAAATCCACTTGGCAACTTTCAACGGATAAGAAGGCAGCTTTCTATCCAGGTTCTCCAGTCAAATTATTAAAACAGTTGGCTGAAAGCACAAGCTTTGTAGCCAATGTTACGCCATACAATGAAAATCCAATTACTGCGATATTCGATACATCTGGTGCAGATAGTGCGCTCAAGGATGTTAGAAAAGAGTGTGGTTGGTAGAGTGTTAGGATTCTAAAAATAAATTAGACAATAATTAATGATATTTTAAAATATTATAGGTTTTTAATGTCGGAACAAAAAATACAGCCACATCAGGTTACTAAGCCGATACAGCTATTAGCAGCTTGGTTAGTAGGGCTAGTACTAATTAATGGATCTTTTCTAGGTGCGGCTAAAGTTATTAACACTCCTGCTTGGGTGCCAGGTGTATTAGTTGTTGCGGCAATCCTTAACGTACCTATTTTTCTTTATCTGATTTTTTCGTTGCAAACGAAGTTTAGAGCTGAGCTCCAAGAGGATACGTTCTACTCCAAACACCTTGAAAAGGTTACTGGAAAGATAAAAGTAAGCTCTTATAAAGAAAATGCTTTGGCCGAAGAGTTGAAGAAAGCTCAAGAAGCTAATTTGGCCCAATTTAAGATTCTAAGTGATAATCTTGAATACATATCCTCTGCGCTGAATCATGTAAACGATGGGGATCATAAGCTGGATCCGGTGTTAGACAAAGTGGCAGAAAGCAAGAGCGCAATAAACTCTCTAGAGAAGATTAAAGAAAAGGCTATGGCGCGGATAGCGCTTAATGACCTTCTTCCTCATTATAACGAAATAAGGTTTGCACTTATAAAAAATGGTTTTTCCGTTGAAAGAACTTTCGGGTCCAATAATGAGGATAAAGTTTTGCCGAAAGAATTAACAATTAGCTATACACCTGATGCAAGCAAAGCTGCTCTTGTTGAAGTTTACAGTGTTGCTAAGCTATTTGGATTTAACAGGCTTGACTTTGACTGCTATGAGTATGAAATTTCTGATAGTCATATTTATGTTGGCTCCTATATAGATAGCTTTACCTCATCAAGAAGTTCTGTTTTGGTTGACGCCTTTCTTGAAAGGGCGCTATTAGATAATGATGTTACTAAAGAGTCATTTAATAGTCTACTTAGGTCGCTTGCTCAAACTAATTATTAAACTCTTTGAAAGTAATTCACCTATAAGCTCTGCTTCCAAACCAACAGGCTCACACAGCTTTCTCAAGATCCGGCGCGTACCGTTGAGGTCTCGCCAGGCGAGCAGAAACTCCAGGTTTGGATCGTTACGACCTGCCAGATGTGAGGCACAGTCCTGAGCATATAGCCCAATAGACGCAAGCCACATACGACGCTCGCCAGAGTCTTTACCTTCAAAATCAATACGCATACCCGAGCCCTATAAAAAAGCCCTCACCGCGAACGATGAGGGCTGTGCTTCGCTTTTCTTCGGCTGGCGCTTAGCAATTACCAGCGCTGACAGGTGAACCGGAGCATTGAGCGGCCTGTGCAGCATCTCCGCTCAATTTTTAAGCCAGTGCTACCGAGACCACTGCACCCGTCGCAAACACTGCAAGACCAGCACGCAGCTCTGCTAGGAGAATGCAGGTGTTGGTAACGAAAGCATCACCAGCCTCACGGCTAGCCATAACGGTAGGCTCCATGCGATCCAATACGGCAACCTGGGCCGGATCCAAGACCAGCGCCGTGCCCCTGGCCAGGCTTGGGTTAGTAATGATTCGATAGCCCCAAACACTCGGCGGGGATGGATCACGCGGCGAACCCAACACATATTGCCCATCACCTTCCGAACGCTCACTTGCAATCGCAAACCAATCAACAGGGTTCATTACAACCAGGCCAGGCTGCCAGCCAGCCGCGGACAAGGCTGTAGCAGCCTCACCGATACGGTCAGCAGCAGAAAGGGCTGGTGTTGGGATGTACGGCGTGGCTTGAGGAACCAGGCCCAGAATCCGGCCTTGGCCGCCGGTGCCGTTGATAATTTCATTCTCAAGCTTTGCCTGGACGCCATAAGCCAGCAGGTCGCCCAGCTGACGCTCAAGGGCTGGTGCATCCTGCAGAACCTGAGTCGATGCGCGTACCCAGTGGGCAATCGTGCTGATCTGCGCCTGGACTGGAACCGACTGAATGTTAGCCTCAGCCTTAACGCTGCCTTCTGTAGTTTGTACGGCGGCAGAGTTTTGGTAGTTGCTCAGCTGCATGAACTCAAATGTGCCGCTCGTTACTTCAAGGCTTGGCAGTACATCCAGCAGGCTCAATGGGCGGCGAGCATCGCCATACAAGCCATTGGCGCGTTGAGCAGGAACTGCAAATTCGCTATCACCAGTTCCGCCGGTGCCGCTGTTCACGATGGCTGCTTTACGCAGCATCTCAACAGAGCCGTTTTGTAGCGTTACGCGGCCTGTAGTGTTTGCGCCTTCACGCATGGACTGGAGCTGAGCCGACTTGGTAAACGACTCAATCAGAGTGTTTGCCATAGTGGCGGCGGAGCGCTTGCTACCTTTGCGAGCATTCTTAAGCTCGATGTCGGTAATCTGGGCCGAAAGAACGTTGAGCTTGTTTTCGGTGGCTTGCTTGAATTGCGTTACAGCGTCGGCGTGCTCTTGCACTGCCTTCAGGATGACTTCAGACATGGTTGATGCCTCTCAAAGTTTTAGTTGCGGCGGTGAGGAGGCTCACTGCCTTTTCGATATCAATAGCCGTCTCTTCCTCGTCTCGATGAAGGGCAGGCCATCCGCGCGCAGCTAGAACTTTCGCTTGCTTCGCACTAAGCCCCAGTGCCTCACGCACAGCGGACTCAAAATCTCTAATGTTCTGGCAATCCTTGAACGCCTTGACCTGGCGAATCGTGGCGGCTGGGTTTGCCGGGACCGAAACCAGGGAAACTTCCAGCAGCTCAACGGCGCGAAAGTAACGGGTTCCTAGCTCAGTAAATGAATTGACAGGATCTGCGGTGAACCAATGCTCAGCGATAGCGCGCCGGACTTCAGAAGCGGATATGCCTCGTCGCGCGCCCGCGCAATGCTCATAGCTAAGTTGCCGCGTGCCAGTAGTCCTTCGGGTGTGTCCTCAAAGGCCAGCCAGTTACCAATCGGCTCGTCTGCTTTGTGCTGCCACAAAAGAGCAGGCATGGTGCCGTGGGCTTGGTGTGCAGCTAAGGAGTCGGAGAAGGCACCGGGAAGGATCACATCACGATCAGGGTCAGCCAGGTTATAGGCGCTAGCTATGCCTTCGAACTGGCCTTGTTCGGCAACGCTTTTGACCTGGAGCGGAAGTTTGCATTGGAGCTTCATTCGTCAATCATCTCGATGACTAATCTGATAGGTCTAATTTTATTTTATGTAGCGAAATAGCCGAAGTTAGCTTTCAAATGGCTTCAAAATCACTCAATTCAAACGCGAACTTTATTTGCCAGGCGCTAATGCCTTCATTTATTCGCGCGCGTGCGCGCACAAGTAGAGGGCTGTGCGGGGTATCGAAAAATGGGATAAGCACGATAAGAGGCTTTCGAGAGTGGTATTTCCAGCCGTAGCCTCTGAGTTTTGGAAGCCCCCTGGCCTCAGGAGGCTAGGCGTTTACCTCGCCTCCCTAATGGGTCGGGTAAAAATCCGTTCCCCTTTAGGGGAGAAAAATTACCCGTACCCGACCCGCATGGTTACTGGCTTAGAGTCGAGTAACTGCAAAACTACCCGACCCGACACACGTACCCGACCCTAACCCGCATAGCTACTGGGATTGCGTCGGGTAATTTTATTTAGTTCGGGTAATTTACCCGTTACCCGTCTACCCGACAGGCTTAAACAAAAAGCCCGGCATGAGCCGGGCTATTCAACGGGTAATTGGTCAAGTCATGCCTCACGGTTCCATACCGTAATCAGTCTCTTCTTAGAGCTAACCACAGTCTCTAATAACTCACCTTCCTCAATGGCGCGATTGATGACCTGCTCCCGTAGCGTCTTCTCACTCATACCAAACGTATCTGCATACGTACGGAGTAATTCCCGCGTCACGCTTTTACCTTCAGCCTGCTTTTGTAGAATAAAAGCTTTCACTTTTGGTAGCGCTTCCTCATACCGGCTAGTGCGCTTCTTTTCTACTGTATCGCTACTCTCGCGTTTCGCCGCCTTATCACGATGTAGCAAGGCGCCATTACAGAACTCTAGATAGAACTGAGCGCCGATCTGACCATAATTTGACTTGCCTACAGTCAGACGGACATGACGCGCATCTTCTGGAGTTGGCTCGCTATCCTTTGCGTATAGATATCGGTCTAAGCCGCCCATCCAACGCGCGGAGTCAACCAGGCGGGCGCCGCCTGCTACGTCAGTAGCTTTAACTGTTCCCATCGTTGCCTTTGTTGTATGAGCCGACACCATGACATTGCACCCAGTGTCCTTACGGATCATTTCACATGCCTGTACAAAGGTTGCGCTGTGTACGTTGTCGTTTTCCTCACCGCCATTGAATCGGCTGTAAGTATCGACAATAACGAGTTGAACGTTACCAATGCTTTGAATGAACTGCCGCAATTGCTCAATCAGCAGCGCATTGGTTGTGATAACCCGTCCGCCATCTGGGGAGTGGGTAAGCTTGAAGCCAGCCGACACCAAATCCAGCATGTAAAGGTTTCTGGCAACGCTGGCAGTATCAATACCAGGATATTGCTTCCCGATAGCGTATAAGCGGCGACGTAACTCGTTTTGATCATCTTCGGCGCTTAGATAAACAACCGCGCCTGGCTTCTGGATCTCGCAACCAAGAAACGAGGTGCCACTTGCCACAGCCAAGGACAACTGCTGAAGAAGAAGGCTCTTACCTGCACCACCTGGAGCAGCGAGAATGCCCACTACGCCATGCGGCAACAAATCCTTAACAAGCCATTCTCTAGCGGGAGGCTCGGCTGTAAACCAATCTGGAGTAACCCTGGCCGCGTCTAAATCAAAGGCATTGTTTACAGCCGCCTCAACTTTAGCTGCTGGGATCTTCGCTTGGGCACTTCGCACTAGATTAGGAATGTCATCGTAACGAGCCTGCCAACGAGCAGGGTCTCCGCGATCATTCATAGCAAGCATAAACCCGCGTACTGTCTCTACAACCTTGCCTGGAGTCATTCCGTCAGCGATGTACCGAAAAGCAAGGTTGCGCGTCGAGTCGTGGAGATTTTGACCCGTCAGAATGCTTACCACCAAAGACTCATTCGAGTCCCCTGCTTCTGAAGCAATACCAGTCTTGCTAGGCTGCATAGCTTGAAGATAATGGCTAACCGCGCCTTGCCGGTCCTTGGCGACAGGACTGTCATCAATAGCCTTGCCAGTAACAGTTAACCAACGTCCACTGTCATAGATTTCCCGAGGCCCGCTCTTTTTACGACAGCCCTCAGGCAAGCTACCTTCGATAAACATACGAATGCCTTCACCCGAAGGGCTTACCTCGGTGTAAGTCTGAAACTCGCGAATATGCTCCAGTGCCCAGGGTTCGAACTGACCTGTTTGCTTATCCAGACAATGATCGATGTCGATGCCAACCAGCCCTCCAGTAAGGGCAAGGCCAATACCGGATAGCTTAAGGTTTCGTTCATAGGCGGCTACAGCCTCCTCATAGCTCATCCATGCAGAAGGTTTATCCCAGCTTAAGGCAAACATCTTGTCTGGATGGCAAGGGACCTTATCAGGCTTTGCACCAGGCGATTTCTCAACGTAGCTCCAGCAAATCCAATTTGCGCGCTCTCTAAGGGCCTCTGGAATATTGCTGTTTGGCTCAAAGGTGCGAACGCTGTTCATATCACAGCATCCTTGGCCAGCTTGAGCAGCACATAGCGCGCTACGCGCTTATGAGTTCGCCCGTCACGGTCGTTGATAGTGATTCGGTCTGTATAAATTTCATGGCCCAACGCTCGCAATTCTTTAATTCTTGGAGCTGGGGCCATGCAGTTAAGCTTGTCGCGAGCGAACAACGTATTTACAGCGCCTAGCTCAATCAACGCATTTAAAAGTCGCTGGCGCTGACGCATAGCATCAGTACTGCTATTATTCCGGTGCAAGGTAGTGACTCCTGTAACTCCTGCAGAGGTGCCCTCAGCCCCGGTTGCCGCCGGGGTGAGGGATTTATCTAGGTTCATCATCAATGAACCTCTCTGTTGATTCTTCCTTTTGCTGCTGCAAATACCTCTCTAAAGCTTCGAACTTGCTCTTCGGCTTCTTTAACTGTTATGCAGCTCGTCTCAGTGAAAAGGGCTATCGCAACATCAAACGTGTTAGCCAGATGAAACAAAGTTTCGTGATCTGTTGCCTTTTCAGTTCCAGCAATGATCTTTTGGAAAACGCGGCTTGGGCTCATTAGCGCACCTCCTGACTAGTGCTGGTGCGTAGGCCTTGCTCAACAAAGTCCAAAACATCTATTGCTCTGTAGCGAATTGCCTTGCCAACTTTTACGTATCTGATTCCTGTGCCATCCCATCTTGATCGTTCCATCCAGGCAATAGACTTGCCTAGATAAGCGGCAACGGCTCGTTGATCCATTAGCGCGGGGAGGGTGACTGTAGTTAGAAGAGTATTTTGATTGCTTAGGCGTAGTTGGCCTTTATCTATGCTCATCGCTTATCCCTCGCGCTAACCTTCGCCTGCTGCCAGACTGCAATTTCCTCAGCTATAAAGAACGCCCTAGCTGAGCGGGAGTGGCTGCTTTTAAGTGAGCGTGGAAAGGTCGGGTCATCAGACATAAGCTTGTAGATGCCACTTCGTGATTTGCGTAGTAAGTTGCATACCTCGTTAAAGGTTATTAGCTGAGTAGGGCAAAATTGACGATCGCCTTGCTTGCTGCTTGGTGTTGCTAGGTGCATAGCCGTGTCTCCTTTTGTCTGGCTATACACACTCTATGGGTGAGTTAAAAACTTATCGCCGTGCAGAATTCGATGTAGTTACGAGTAATTTTTCCCCCCCCTCTTATTTATCAGGCGCTCAACCTCTTTAATGTCTTCTGGGAGCTGAACCCCGCACAGGACTAGTAGATTTCTTGCTATTTCCGCTGCACGTCGCTTTATCTTAATCCCGTGCTGGTTGTGCAACCGAGCTGCCGTGGCGGCAAGCAAATTATCTCTACTGTGCTTTTCCCGGGCGCCTGGTTGATTAGGAATCTTTTCGATTTCATTGCTGGCGCTGCCGAGCACTGCCCATGCTTTAACTAGCTGGTCTGCGAGGTTGTGCTGGCATTCGAAAAAAGTTGTCTTGCTTAGTTGCCATTGCTCCTGTTCAAGATAGGCCATGGCAGTTGCTGGCAGGTTTAGTAGGCGGTTTCTGGTTTCAAGCATGTAAGACTGAAGTTCTGCTAAGAGCTTCAACTCTTGTGAAAGAGGGATTTCTTGGTCCTTAGCAAATTCATGAATTCGGAAATTCAGCATTTCTTCACTAAGCCATTTAATAAAATCTTCTTTGTCATGACTAATTTGACGGGCAATCAGCTCCAGGGCTTCGGTTGGTAGAGAGTCATCAAACGCGCCCCCGCTCCGCCGTTTGTTGCTAGGATCAAGAATAGGTAGTGCTTGTGCGCGCTTGCCCTTAATGCTCATGCTTGTGCCTCCGCTTCCTTAACGCCAGCATCCCGCAACAACACGTCTTCTATCTGCTGCATAGGTTCTCTCAGTCGGTCAGTAGTCGGGACGATATAGCCAGCGGTTACGTCGTTGCTAATCGTGTGGTTTAGCATTCGCTTTAGCGTATAAGGACCAATATCCAGGCGCTCAGCTGCAGTAATAAACGAACGGCGCAGATCTGTTGGCATGAACTCAACGCCAGATATCTCGATAACCTTGGCAATGCCGGTGCGAGTGTCCTTGAGCCTGGTGCCATCGGCAGTGCTAAACACATACTCCGGGCCTGCAATGGCCTTGCGAGCTTCAAGCAGGTCCTTTAGCCAGTCAGTGAGTGGTAGCTCGTGGTCGCTGTGGTTCTTGGTGTCAAAGAAGGTGAGGGTACGGTGCTTAAAGTCCACGCCTTTCCACTGAAGCTGTAATGCTTCCGAGGGACGCACGCCAGTAAGCATGGAAAGCAAAAAGCAGTCACGAAGCTCTGCACCAAACTTAAGGGCTGTAAGGCCGGTGTTCACAGCATCAAACCAGGCTTTCATTTGGTATGGCTTGACGAAACTACGGCGGCGACTAACGCGGTTCCAGGACTTGATCACTGAAAGACGCTTTACCGGGTTGGATGAGAGAAGCGGCTCGCCTTCATCCCCACTATATTTGGCATTGGCATAGTTCACGACGGCGCGTAGGTAGCGCATGGCAAGGTTGGCGCGGGTAGGGCTGGCCTCTGATAGCTCCTTATGTCGAGCCTCAATCATGTTTGGCTTGATATCAACCAAGGCTTTTTTATTCCAGTCGCTAAATCCTTTCATGGCGCGCTCAACGTCCTTCCTGGTGGAATCTTTGAGGTTGCGCCCGGTTAGGTAAGCTTCTGTTGCCTGGGCAAGGGTTATCCCTTTGCGGCCTGCTTTCTGTTTCTCTGCTACCGGGTCGATCCCACTGGCAACCTGGGCGGCATGTTTGCGTGTCTGATCTCGTGCCTGCTCGACTGTAATAGAGCCAAATCGACCAATGGTAATCCGTCTTTCTTTGCCATTGACGCGGGTTTGGTAAATGAAGGATTTCGAGCCGCTGACCGATACGCGCAAGCCAAAACCGCGCACCTCTGTATCCCAATAAAAGTATTGGCCGGAGGAGGGGGCGAGAATTTTTTCAATAGCACCCTTGGTGAATTTCAGCTTGTTAGTCAC